ATGACAGCAACAGCCATCTACGGTCGATATTCGACCGAGCTACAATCCGAGACCTCGCTGATCGACCAAGAGCGGTTCAATCGCCGCTTCATCAAACGAATGGAGTGGCAAGGCCCGATCGTCGTCTACAGCGACCGCGCCATCTCCGGGGCCAGCCGCCTCAACCGCCCCGGCTTCCTCAAGATGCTCGACGACATGAAGGCGGGCCGCATCAGCCGCATCGTTGTCGAGAACCTTTCGCGACTGACCCGCGATCTGGAGGACTCCAGCCATCTCATGAAGCAGGCCAAGTTTCGCGGCGTCAAAATCTTCTGCGCGAACGAGAACGGCGCGGAACTGACAAAGATGAACGCCGCGATCAATGCCCTAATGGCCGAGCAGGCCCGCGAGCAGGGCGCGGAGATGATTCGGCGCGGGATGACCGGCGTTGTTCTCGCCGGGAAGTCGGCAGGCGGTCGATCCTATGGCTACCGCTCGCTCCCGCGTTTGGACAGCGATAAGGGAAAAGGCGGCATGATCGAGATCGTGCCCCATGAAGCCGACATCGTGCGCGAGATTTTCATCCGCTATATCGCCGGGGAAAGCCCGAAGGCCATCGCTGCCGATCTGAACCGGCGCGGCGTCCCGTCTCCCCGCGCTTCTCTCAAGGGCAAGAACGGGTTCAACACCGGCCTGTGGTCGGATTCCACGATCAACGGCAACCGCGCACGCGGCACCGGCATCCTCCATAATGCGCTCTATGCCGGTCGTCGCAACTGGAACCGGGTGGGGATGCCGAAGAACCCGGACACCGCGCGCCGCGTCAGCCGCGCCAATGACGCCAGCGACTGGATCAGTGTGAAGATTGACGACACGCTGCCGATCGTGTCTGACGAGGTGTTCGCGACGGCGCAGGCCCGCAAGGAGGACCGCAGCTTCAAGCAGACCAAGCGACAGGCGCAACGGCCCAAGCGGCTGTTCAGCGGCCTGCTGCGATGCGGCAGCTGCGGCCTGTCGGTGAACTCCGCTGGCTGGGACAAGAATGACCGCCTGCGGGTGAAGTGTAGCGGCAAGACCAGCCGGGGCGTCTGTGGCGATCCAGTCGGCTGCTACATTGAGGATATCGAGAATGTCGTGATGAGCGCCCTGCGGAAGCATCTCGCCGCGCCGATGATGCGGCAGGCGTATATCGACGAGTATATGGCCGAACGGCACCGCTTCGCGTCGAGCGCGGGCAACGATCACGAGGCCATCGCGAAGCAACTCGCCGCCCTGACGGCGCAGATGGACCGGGCGCGCAAATGGGCGCGGGAAGGCATCACGGACGAGGCCGACTTCGAGCGCGACTATCCGCCGTTGGTGGCCGAGCGCGCCGCGCTGGAGGCGAAGCTGTCCGCCACCGCCGCGCCTGCGGCAGCGCCGTCTTTTCATCCCGTCGCGGTCGCGCGCTTCACCAGCGCCCTCGACGGCCTGACCGATGTTCTGTGCGAGGATGGCTCCCAGCCGTCAGCGCAGATGATCCGGGCGGTGGTGGACCGGATCGTGGTGACTCCGCTCGCCGAGAAGCCGTCGAACCCGTTTGAGCGCCGACAAATCTCGGTCGAAATCTTGGGAGGTCTGGACGCTCTATTGAGCCGAAAGGCGGGACGGTCATCCACCACCACCCTCGTTGGGGAGGGTGGTGGTAGCGGAGGAGGGACTCGAACCCCCGACACGCGGATTATGATTTCTAGGGTCGCGTTGAACTACAACGATATTCTTGTAAACCTACGCCGCAACAGCCCGCAGCTTTCCGTCACTTTCCGAGCGAGTGTAAACCGAAATGAGCCCAGATCAGCGGGTAAGTTTGGTGGCCAGGGTGGCGTTGGCGGAGCGTTGCGTCTGCCCCGAGTGCCGGCGCCTCGATCGCGAGTTCCCGCGCGAGGGCTACCAGCTCGCCCTCTTCCCTTACAGGCCCGGGTTGCGCATGATGCAGCGATGATCGACATCGACCGTCTCCAAGCCATGACGAACGAGCAGCTTGCCAATGAACTCGACGCGATGTTCGAGCGGGCGGTTGCCAAGAAGCTGAAGGGCCCACGCGACATGGCAGACCTCGTCAGCCTCGTGCCGTTGCTGACGCTACGCCTGCGCCAGAAGGACGACTACATCGCCATACCTCGGCTCGACTGACGTGAAGCCAGCCGACCGATCACTGCTCGGCGCGATGCTCATGCTGGCCGCGGTCGCGGTCCTGGTCATCACAAGCGAGTGGTGGACCTCGCCGCCGCCGCTATAATGCGGACACGCATGAGGGGTTTGGACATGGCGATCGACTGGCAGAAGCTTCCGGAGCGCGGCTCGGCGCTTCCCTTCAACGGTGATCAGGTGCTGCTGGCGGTGCCGAACCGCTTGGCAAGCGGACGGACGGACCCGGACTTCCCGTACGAGCTTCACCTCGCGCGCTGGGACGATGACGAGGGCATGTGGGCGACCAACGAAACGGATGACGAGACCGACGGCATCCTGTGGCTGGCCGCTGCGGCGCCGACGTTCTGGGCTGAGATCGATCTGCCCTACTGATGCGCGGCGTGCTCGGCTGAGAGCACCTTCACCGTAGCGTTGGCGTACTCGCGCATGATGCGCTGCCAGTAGGGGCCAGCCTTCTCCCACGGCCGCCACTCGTTGGCGGGATCGGCAGTTTCCTGCGTCAGCCACATGGCCTCGGCGACTTCCTCGACCAGCGCCTCGATGTCGTTGGACGTGCAGATGCGGCAGCGGCTCATGACGACTTGACCTTGTCGCGGAAGATCGGCTCGGCCGGCGCAGGCGCTCGGACCTGGAGCTTGTCGAAGCGTACTAGGACGCTGTCGATCACGGCGCCGCGCGCCTGCTCAGCTTTCTCGCGGTTGGAGCTGGCCCAGTCGCGGATGACGCACTTGCCGACCTGCTGAAGCCCGAACTTGATCTCGAAGCGCAGCTGATCGCGGGTGAGGACTTCGGGGAAGGGGGCGTCAGACTCAGGCATGCCGCCAGCATAACCCTGTGAGAACGATTGGGGAACAGGCTGTCGTTCAGGGCTACGCTGTGCTAGCTAGATCGGACCGGAAAGAGGCGGCTACCTCGATCCGGTCCTGACCAACAGCGAATAGGACTCGCCATGGCTAACGCGCCCCTACCGACGCCTGAAGAACTGCGTCAACTCCTTGAGTATAATCCGGACACCGGCTCTCTAATCTGGCGAGAGCGCCCTCTCGCGTTGTTTGTCGCGCGGGGCGGCAAGCACCCACATCGCACCTGCGCCAAGTGGAACGCGCAGTTCGCAGGAAAGGAGGCCTTCATAGGTCTAGATGGCGGTGGATACAGGCAGGGAACGATTTTTCGGCGTTACTTCAAGGCCAATCGTGTTGCTTGGGCCATTCACCATGGGGTGTGGCCGACCCACCAGATCGGTCATGCAGACGGCGATGCCAGCAACATCCGTATCAACAATCTCTCCGACGTCCCGCACGTGCAGGTCCAGCGTAACTGCCGCCTGAGCAAAGCTAACAGGAGCGGTGTGCCTGGCGTTTCATGGAACAAAGTGCACGGGAAATGGCAGGCCTTCATTGGCGAAAATGGCCGAACGAAGAGCCTGGGAGCGTTCGCCCGGCTTGAGGACGCAGCAGCGGCGCGAAAACAAGCAGAACGAGAACTCGGATATCACACGCGTCATGGCGAGCGCCGAGAGAAGACAAATAAGTTCGTGCCAGCAAAGGATCGCTGAAACACATACTTCTAACTGTGGAAATTAGTAACAAGTGGGTGTCGGGTAGGTTTCGCGGTCCTTATGCGCTTACCTTTTTGAACCAGCCCAGGTAGGACCCGCGTTTTTCTCGCGCGATACTACGGATTACTGTTGCATGTAGCGTATCACGCGCTCACATGAGCAGCGGGCAGGAACGACGCGCCAACGCCGAACCTGCCCTGACCAACCGAACCCACTAGGAGGATTCGATGGCTGTGAGCCAATTGCCCGAACATAATTCATCGCTCAAGCTGCAAGGCGGCACGCTCTACTCCGAGGCCGCTTACTTCGATGGCGTGCCCGTCGCTCACATCGCCGCATGGGAAGAGCGGCAACGCCTGAAGCGCATCGCACGTCAGCATGGTGGTCGTCGATGACCCAGTTGTGCCAACTCGCCCGTGACTGGGATGGGTTCGTGCCAGAAGGCGGCGTCCTCGCAGAGCGCAAGTGGGATGGCTGGCGCTGCCTCTACTTCCGAGGCCTCGACGGCAAGCCCCGCCTCTGGTCACGCAACGGCATGCCACTCGAAGGCGCCGACCACATCTTGCACCGCCTCATGCTCATAGAGGAGCAGGCTGGGGAAAACCTGTTCATAGACGGTGAAGTGGTGGTGGACGGTACGCTGGCAGCCACCAAGCAGTGGTTCGAGCGCGGTTACCGCAAAGGCGGGGTAGATGGCACGCTCCACCTGTTCGATGTTATGGCTGAGGCGCAGTGGCGGGCAGGGGGTGCGGAAACGCCGCTGATAGAGCGCAAGGCATTGCTCGCGGGCTTGGTTGAGCAGATGCCCGCTGACACATGGGAATGGCGTGAGGGCAGCCACGGTGCTGACGAGGCGGGCTGCGTGCAGCTAGTCGCAGACACCTGGCTCTTCGACGACGCTCAGGTTCTGACCGAAGCTCAGCGGGTGTGGGCACAGGATGGTGAGGGATTAATGCTGAAGGATGCAGCAGCGCCGTATATCTGCTCTCGCACATCATCGTGGCTCAAGGTGAAGCAGGCGAACGCCGGCAAGTGGAAGGCAGCGGCATGACGAAGGATGGATCGAATCTCGTGCAGCGAGCACTCGCCTTTGCCACCGAGGCTCACGGCAGCATCAACCACGTGCGCAAGTACACGGGCGAGCCGTACATCAACCACCCGATCGAGGTCATGGAGATCGTGCGAACGGCTGCGCACCATACCGACGAGATGCTGGCCGCGGCGCTGCTGCACGACACGGTCGAGGATACTCCTGTGACGCAGGAGGACATCGAGCACGAGTTCGGCCCCGCCGTGGGCAAGCTGGTGCTGGAACTGACAGACCAATGCCACAAGGGCAACCGGGCCACGCGCAAGGCGGCAGAAGCGGCACGCTTGGGCACAATCTCACCGGAGGGGCAGACGGTGAAGTTGGCGGACCTGATCAGCAACAGCCGGTCGATCGTCGCTCACGATCGCGGGTTTGCCTTCGTCTACCTGCGTGAGAAGGTGCGGATCCTCGATGCGATGCGCGATGGCGATCCTGGCCTGTATGCCGAAGCGCGGCGCCTCGTGGCGGATGCCCAGACCAGCATCGGCTTCCGACCATGAAGCCGGTCGTCCAGCTCGTCAGGATCGCGCACGGGTCGCACCTCTACGGCACATCGACGCCATTATCCGACCAGGACTTCAAGGGCGTGCACCTGCCCAGCGGCGAGGGGATCGTCATGGGCCGCGCCGAGAACGTCATTAACACCGGGGTGACGTCAAAAGCCGCCGGCACGAACAAGAACGACGCGAGCGCAATCGACAGCGACAGCTACTCGCTCCAAAAGTTTTTCGACATGCTGATGAAGGGCGACACGGTTGCGACCGAGATCCTGTTCGCGCCGGTCGCCGACGCCGATCCGCGCTGGAGTGAGGTGCGGACAGTCGGCCGGCAGCTGTTGAATCGGCAATGCAAAGGGTTCGTGGGCTACTGCGTCCGCCAGGCCGCCAAGTACGGCATCAAGGGCTCGCGGATGAGCGCGGTCAAAGCGCTGATCGATGTGCTCCGCCTGCGGCAGTTGCAGTTGGGATCACCGGCCGCCAAGCTGCGCGAGATCGACTACATTCTGCAGGACTTCGCCGAGCGGCACGAGCATGCCGAGTGGGTGAACATTCCCAGCCCGAACGGCGCCGATCTCTGGCACATCCGCTGCTGCGATCGCGCTATGCCGATAACCTCGAGCATCGGCGAGGCAACCAAGGTCTACGAGAAGGTTTGGGAGAACTACGGTGAGCGGGCGCGGGCCGCGATGTCGAACGAAGGTATCGACTGGAAGGCGATGAGCCATGCCGTGCGGGTGGCGCGTCAGGCGATCGAGTTGCTGAACACGGGCCAGATTACGTTCCCGCGCCCGGACGCGGCCGAACTGCGTGCGATCAAGCTGGGGCAGCGGCCTTATGCCGATGTGAGCCAATTGCTTGAGTCTCTCGTGGAGGAGGTGCACCTTGCGAGCGCGCAATCAGAGCTGCCAGAAAGCTCCGATCCAATTATCGCCGATAGCTTGGTGCGGCGCGAATATCGTGCGCAGGTCTGTGGAAGCTGACGATGGAGATTGCATGAAGCCGCCACACGAAAACGCCGCGCGAGCCTTGTGCAAGCTGGACGGCCATCCGCAGAACATCACCATGAACGGCAAGCCTATGTGGCAGGACTACCTGCCTGAGGTGATCGCCGTGCTCACGGCAATCCGGACGCCTAGCCATGCGATGCTCGCTGCGGCCGACGCATTACCGTGCTCGGTCGACATGACGGCTTGCTGGCAGACGATGATCGACACCGCGCTAGCCGAGACTGCTGGAACTGCTACGAACATCACCAGACCGGTGATCGCCACATAGGCGATAACGCGGGGACGGCAGCCGGTCCACTAGCCACCGCCCCCGCTCTCGGGCATGCGCCACCCGAGCTTGGCAGGCCTCAGATGAGAGACCTGATCTGGAACTCCATCGACATGTTGCGCGGTTTGGCGCCGCCTCGGGCGAACGGCGGATTGCGCAGCCAGCCTAGATAGGTCCGGTTCTGGCGGTACGGGCTTAGCGCTGGATCGAAGCAGCAGAACACGACGCTGGTCGTGCCGAGAAGCTCAAAGAACGGGGCAAAGGTCAGCTCGTACTCCGCCTCGTTCAGCCATGAGAGGGTGAAGCTCAGCGTCCGCAGCTTGGCACCTGGCGTGTAGTCAGGCACGGCGAAGCGGTTGAGCTCCACGCTGCCCAAATCCTCGCTGCCCCGTTCGAAGTCCTTGTCGTAGAACCGGCTCGGCTCAAGCTTTTTGCCCAGGACGATGCCGCCAAGCTCGAACGGGCCGCCCATACCGCCGAAGTCGATGCGAAACCATGACGCGCTGACAGGCGATGGCAGCTCCAGGTGTGAGTGATAACGACCGTCCGCTTGCCCGGTGTGCCCTCCATCAAGGTAGGGCGTTGAAAGGTTGTCATACTTTGCGCTGCTACCCGTGACCTCCTCCAGGCTATCACCGAGCCTGAGACGGTAGACGCTGTTGGTGTAGATGCCGCCGTTTACCATCGAGAGGAAATCGATGGACGAGTTTGCAGGCATTTGACCAGCTATCCAACCGCCAGACGGCCCAGGGCATGACCACACCAGCCCCATGACGTCCAGACGGGCCACATTGGACGGCGGGAATCCGGCCCGTGAGTCGCTCGCCGAGAGGTTCGACAGGAACACTGGCACCACGAAGAACGGCTTGCGCAAAGCGACCATGGATCAACCCCAGAGAGAGAATTGCGCCCGCTGCGCATCGAGATCGAGCGTCAGGGCGGTGATGAGCATAGGCTTGTTGAGACCACGCTCCTCGTCGACCAGCGTGGCGGTAAGGGCCTGTTCGGAGGCGAGTAGGGCATCCAGGCCCTCGACTTCGCTCGTGACGATGTCGAAGCGGCGACGCTCGGGAGAGAACAGGGCCTGGCGCTGATCGGCGCGCAGCTGGGCATCGGCCAAGCTGGCGAACCAGCTGTCGATCGGGTCGGCGCTCTGACGGGCGAGGTTGCCGTGGCGCGCCTTGGTGCTGGCGGTCTCGGACACGGCTCGGCGGTATGGCTCCAGGATGAAGCCAATGCGGGCAGGGGTGGCGGGCATTTGCGGTGCTCCAAAAACGTATGGGAAAGGCGCAGCCTAGCTTTCAGGCGGGGTGCGACTTTTTGAACCACGGCAGACGCAGCAGAGCCACGGGTCGTCTAGCTGCTCTACGAGCCGCGCAGCGCGCCATCTTGGTTGGAGGCGACAGAGGACCGGGGTTGCTGCATCAAGAGTTGCGGCGCTCTGCCCAGCGCGCAAATTCCGCGAGGGGAATACGAAAGGGTCGTTGGCTCAGCAAGCCATCGACAACGTAAACTACCTGACCATCTTCAATCGCGATGACACGACGTGATCGCGCTCCGTCCCGGCAGTAGCGCTCCAGAGGTCTTATATCTCGACTCAACAATCGACTTACCCCGATACGTCACGAGCAGGGTACGCAGGGTGAGGCTTGGGAATGGCTGGCGCGAGGCGGCCACCACGCTTCACTCTATCCAGTTCGTCATGCATCGCTGCCCACGTGCGTGCGTAGTCTTTCAACCTGCTAGTGTAGACGTCGTGGATCGCGGGGTCAGCCAGAAAAGCTGGCTCTTTAGCAGCTTCTGGAAAGAGCTCCATCCAGGATGAAGCGAACGCGTCCATAGTCTCGTTCCATACACGTGCAACCATCTGCGTGTGCTTTTGCCCGGTGCGGAAGTACAATACATGGTCGATTTGGCCGAATGCTGTCAGAGCTCGGAAGTACGGGTGAGGGTGCTCGCGCGGGGTGGGGTCTGTGTAATCAGAACTATCGTTAAGCGACCAGAAACGAGCACAAGTTAATACCGCCACTAGCACCATTTTCAGTGCATGGTCGATCGGTCCCCATGGACTTTCTTTAAGAGACCACGCGCTAATGCCGTCTACGATTTGAACGTCTGGGTGCAATACAATTTGGAGCAAGTGCTGGATTGCCCAACAATCCGCGTCCCACTCCAAGGTCTCTCGCTCAAGCCCGCTATGAACGCCAATCTTCTCGGAACTCATCTCGCTGATCAAAGCTAGGCGCTGCCGCTGTCCGGCCCAATCGCAATGGCCGTTGTAAATATGCGCGAGTTCGTGACTCAGGATGTACTGAACGGTCAGACCATACAAGTCGCTGGCCAACTCTTCGTGCTTTGGTTTTGCAAGCTTTGGAAGTTCGTTATAGGAATGTCCGTACACGGCCGACCGAGCCGGGATCGCAAATTGAAAGGGTGGGTTGTCGTCGCTGATCCCACCAGACGCAAAGAGTCCATTGTTAACAAGGCCGCGCATGGTGTTTTTTAGCAGAGGAAACATGCCTTTAAAAAGCGCGATCACATCTTCATCAGGAAGTGAAACCGCAAAGGCGTTAAGATCGGGATGGTCCAGAACAAAGACATCAACAACCATGTCGCCGCCGTTTTTGGATCCGTCTTGAAGTCGAGCTTGGTTCGCTCCGTAGAAGCGGTGCAATGCGGTGATTACATCATCATCATCGTCATGCGGCCAGACTTCGAAGCCGAGTTCCCGTGCCAGTTCGAAAAACGCCTCGGACATTTGTAGCTCCGCTCACGATGGTCCGGCAGTCATAGCTTCCGGGCGGAAAACCGCAACGTCCCGGCGCAGCTGAACGCTTGCAGCCTTCGACCCGCTGGCTTCGCGAAGCGCATTGGAAACCGACGCGGTGGCAGCATGCAGGGGCTAGCCTCTGAATATAAGAGAAGGGGCCACCCATTTAGCCGAGCGACCCCGTTATTCTCAGCAGCCGCTCAGGCTGGCACAGACCTTGTCATACGCGGGGCCGAAAGCAGCGACCTGACGATCGAAGGCCGCAGTGTCGTGCTTCTGGTCGGCCGTTCGAGCGTTCGAGTAAGCGTTCTGCGCACGCGTGAAATCGGTCTTCACGGCGTCGCGCGTGCCAGGTTCGGCGTTCCAGGCGTCCACAAGGGTCTGCATGCGGGCCTGGAGAGCCAGCAGCTCGCGGCTCGGCTCGGCTGCAGGTGCAGAGCTTCGCTTCGTTTCCATCGCGAGGGCAGGCGAGGCGAGAGCGGCCAGCGCGGCGGCGCTCGCGAAAGCGGCGAGTGCAATCTTCTTCATGGTACTTCTCCGTGGTTTGCCCAACGTGGGCTATTGAAAGAGGTGCGTGGCGCATCGTCACGAAAGCTGCTAAGGAGCCTTTGAATCGGGGGGTTCCGCGCAGTGAAACATGATCGCTTTGCCTACATCGACGCCCTTCGCGGTTGGGCGATCTTGGGCGTCATTGTTACTCATGCCGGATCTCTGACTAAATTGGGCGGTGTGCCTGGCCGGGTTGTCGAGTTCGGCGGTCGTGGCGTTCAGCTTTTCTTTATCGTGAGCGCCTTCACGATCTTTCTAACGTATAAGCGCGCCCTCGAACGTGAGACTTTCCCAACCAAGAACTTCTTCACCCGCAGACTGATGCGGATCGTGCCCATGTACTGGTTGGGCATCGTGCTTTACACCGCGGTGTACGGGCTCGCCTCTCGCGGATGGAAAGATGGCCCAGAGCTTTGGCACTACCCGTTGCATCTCACGCTTACGAACGTCCTAGTACCATCTGCTACAAGTTCAGTGGTCCCAGGCGGATGGTCAATAAGTGTTGAAGTTCTCTTCTACCTTACCACGCCGCTATGGTTTTGGGTTGTCAAAAGTCTGCGCGACGCCATGGCTTTCACAGCCGCTAGCCTCGTCTTCGGCGCCATCTTTATATCAACAGGCGCGGACGCTGTGCCTGGGATCGATCAATACTGGTTTCGGAGTTTCCCGAGCCAGCTGCCATGCTTCGGCTTCGGCATGATCCTTTACTACTGGGTGCAGAGCAATCCGAATGGACTGACTACTCAAAGTGCGAACCTAGGGTTGCTGATGGCCGCTGTAGCAATGGCGCTGATCGGCTTCACCAATGCCTTGCCGATCGTGCCCAGCCACTACTGGACCACTGGCGGGTTCCTGCTCCTGGCGATGAGTCTTGTTGCGACACCCTCGGTTCTCATTGTGAACCGACTGACTGTTTGGGTCGGTCAGATTAGCTTCTCAGCCTACCTGCTGCACTTTCTTGTGCTCAAGCAAATCGATCTCGCCATGCACGACAGCATCACCGGATACGGTCGGTTCGCGGTGGTGACAGCCGTAGGGATCATGGTCACCTTGCCTGTTGCCTGGCTCTCTTACCGCTATGCCGAGACTGCATTTAGCAATCTCGGCAAGCGGTGGATCAGCCAACGGGAATCACAGAGCCGTCGCTTTGGAGTTGTCGATCTGAACGCGGGTCGTCGGAATTAGGCCGGGAGGGGCCGTCATTCAGCGCCAGTCAGTCGACGCACATAGTCAGGCACCGGCGCGGTGAAGCGCGTGGTCTTGGGCGGATCGATCTTGAAAATGTAGCTCTCGGGCCAAATGCGCCCGCCGCCCCACCAGGTGATCCCGAGCAGCACGTCCGAGTTGGCCTTGAGCGCGGCAATGGCTTCCTTGCCCACAGCTACACAGGTCGTGTGCACGCTAGAGCTGGAGCCGAATGCGGCTTCTGTGATGTACGCCTTGAGCCCACGCTTTCGGAGCTGCGCTGCAAACTGGACCCACTTGCTGGTTACGGCGCGGCAGTCCTTCCGCGTGCCCGATGAGCCGTAGTCGAAGTAGCGGTGCGCGTTGATGAAGGTAAGGTTCAGCGGGTCTTTCAATCCGCCGATGCGGTCCAGTGCGCACCCTGCGCTGCCGCAGTGAGACGGCGCGGGACCCTCGCCTTTGTCAAAGCGAAAGCTGGCGGACCACTGCGGGTACTCGATAGCGATCGGATGCTTTATGCCGTTCGCGCGCAGGCCAGCGATGATAACGTTTGTATCACGCGCCCACTGCACGAAGTCGTTGGTCTCGATCGGATCGTCGAAACCCTTTGGCTCGTTCACGAGGTCGAGAATGACCGAGCCGTCGTCGGGGAAGTGCGGAGCAAACGCTGTCCACTGGGCGACCATTTCGCCAGGCGGAAGCCACTTGTACGTGTGCGCGTCCAGGATCATCGGCACGCCTTTAGAGCGTGCATAGTCGGTCAGAGTACGCAACTCTGCGATACGTGCTGGCGTCATCCGGTCCGGCTTGAACGGATAGCGGATCAGCTTGAAGCCATAGCGGTCGATGTAGAGCTTGAGGTCGTCGAGCGTGGGCCGCACGGCATCGCCGCCACTGGCCTCCGCGCCCGAGAGATTGGCACCGAACAGCGGGTCAGGGCACTTGCCGGCGCCGTAGCGGTACAGGTCTCCCTTTCGGCCGCAGTCGGCAATTGGTGCCCCAACAGGAAGTGGTTCGGCGCTGGTGAAGGTTTGCGCTGTGGCTGGGCCGACGATCAGAGCGAAGATGGCGATGATGAGGTTCTTCATGAAGCGGCTCCGTAGTTTCCCGAGCGTAGGCGCTCGCATCAATGGTACCAAGCTCCTGTGAGCAGATCGCGTTAGCGGAGGCGGACCGGGTCACGTGGCTTACGTTCTGAGCGGTTACTAAGCCGCTCAGAACGAGGCATGCCTGCTTATTAAATCTCCCTGACGATTACGTTGTCGATCTGAACGCCCGCATTCAATGCCGTGGCGGTACGCCAATCAAAGCCAGGGCGGCCGGTGGGTAGAATACTTGCTGCATTGCTTGTTCCTGTCGCGACTTGAACAAAGTCTGCGTCGCTAGGTCCCTTCACCCATGCCGTGAATGTCGCGTTCGCGTTGCCTGCATCGTTTTGACAACGCAGCTTAGCACGCCATGTCTGTCCCGCAGCAGGTGCCGGTGTCAGGCTTGCCGAACCAACCGCCGCAGCAGAAGGAGTATAACGAGTGATGCGCCATCCCGTGCCAGGTATCCACGCGAACCTGACATAGGTAGCGGTCGTTCCGTCAGTGGATCCGCGCACGTTTAGGCCACCGTCCCCGGTAAGATCGAGGAATGCGAAGTCGCATTCGATCTCATAGTTCGGCGTTGAAGGCGTGACAGGATAAACGAGGCGTGGCGCACCGTTAGCTCCGCAAGCGACACGACCGCCTTGGATCACGGCATCCGCAGGGCTGGACGTGATGTGCTTTATAGGTGCCGGGCCGGTTTCCGGCGTGTGAGCCGTGGCGGCAGTGCCATCCGCTCCGGTGAAGGAATCGGACACCAGAACCCCAGCAGCAGCGGCCGTGGTGATGGTATAGGTATCCGAGACCCCGCCGATCGTGAGCACTACATTGACGGCGGTGCTGCTTGCGGACGAACTGGTCCCACGAACCTTGATCGTGTTCCCATTGACTACCGTGGTTGGGCCAGACGCGTACGCACCGCCGTTCTTGGAGTATTGGCCTCCGGCGATTGCCAGAGCGGACGGAGAGTCGATACCCGCTATAGTGATGGTGTTGCTCTCGTAGACCGTGTTGAGTGCAGCGCCGGTTACATCGGTGAAGCCAAATCCATCCGGCGTAGTGTCGGCGGACCCAGTACCGACCACGGTTTCTTTCTTGCGGACCGTGATCTTGCCGATGCGTTCCTTGGCGGTTCCGGCCATGCCCTTGAAGCCGATGACCACGTAGTAGCGCTGTGTCAGATCAAGGCCGGAGGTGACGTTAGCGGTGTCGGTCCAAACTTCGGTGCGCCCAAGGCCGAGTCCGAATAGGCTCTTGTTCGCAGTAGTGACCTTCGGGAACCAGCGGATGCCGATATCCTTGAGTTCCACTGCAACGCCCGAATTCCCCGCTGTATAGCCGATACCTTCGTAGTGGTCGCCCCAATCGCCGCCGTTGACAGCAGTGCCGTTTACCAGACCAGTAAGGAGCGGATAAACGCCCGTACCTTCACCGTTGGTCATAAACACGCCGTTCTGCATATTTGCACGAACGTCTTTCTCGCGAATGTAACCGATGTAAGGAATGCGGGCACCGCCGCTGTTGGTGCTGATCCAGTCTTCAATGAACACGTCTATGTAGTCGGTGTTTGCCGGAACAAACCCAACATCGTCGATGAGGTAGTATTCTTGACCGGCGGTCAGCGTCACGGTCATACCGTTGGCGTCAAACGTGGGGGCAGCAGGCGACCCGGCCGTGACAGGGCTGAAGCCGCTGGGGATTGCTGAAGCACCCTTAAGCGAACGAACCACCTCTCCGAAGTCGAGAGGAAGCACAGGATCAAGCGCATTGAACCAAGTGTTCTGGGGATTGCGCTTAGGCGAGGTGGCAACGCCGATGGCATTCTTACCATTACCCTGACCTTCAAAAAGCCCGACGCGCTCATTCTCAAAATCAGCAATGTTCATGGCATGTGCACTGGTGTTGGAATATGTACCAGCGCCACCGCCGTAGGTGAGCGACAACTGAGGGCGGCCAAGCATTTCACGCCCCTTGTCGTCCATAAGGACCTCCCAGACGGAGCGGTTGCTCCCGCCCGCGCCCGCGCTTGCAGGTCCGCCGGTCATCAAGCCTGCGTAGCCCTGCCGTGTGGGGCGGAAGCTCTCTAAATCCAGCCAGCGCGTCACGAGCCGGTTGGTGTTTGAGTTAGAGTTCGGGAAGTTCGGCGCCGCACGGCCGAGCCACGGACTAATGCGAGTGAGCATCGTCCACGGCGTCGGATTGCCGGGGCCAGTCGGTTGAACACCAGGATTATCGCTGCCCCATTGCGCTTCCGGCGTGGCACCGCCGCCGCCCATGCTGCCATAACCGACATACTTCCATGGCTCTCCCGTGGCCGGGTTGATCAAGCCTGGGAAGGGATTCTTGCCCCACATGAAGTAGCCGCAATGACCGTTACCTAGTTCGTTAGCAGCCAGCGGAGTTACGCAAATGTCATTGCCCGACCAGTTCAAAAGGTCGGACGAAGTTGCCATAATCGTGCCCTGATTAATGTAATTCGCACCGTTAGCGTATTTGCTGTAGCCGCCCGTCACCTGATAGGTGGCGACCCACTTGCCTGCTTCCGGCACCCAGTGGATGCAAGCCGTTTCCGCTTGAACGAGAGTGGTTGGAGAGAATGGGCCGATGTAGATCGGCTCTGCAGCAGGCTTGTTCGGAATGTCGTCGAGCCACCCCGCCGCGACAGCGTCGGCATAAACCTTCCAGTTGGCTGGAATGCCTGGTTTGGCGACGCAGACAAGGACATAGAAGCCGCCAGTTCCTGCGTAGGGAGCTGGCCCCTTCAACGAGTCGTCGTGGTCAGTCGTATAGAACGCGAGGTGACGGTCAGGATAGGCTGCGCTCGGGTGATGAAGAGGCTTGGTCGGGAAGTATGGCCCGTTGCTGTCGGGGGTACGAGCCGACATGACGGCATTCGGACCCGTGATCATGCCCTGCTTGGTGAAGCTGTACGTCGACCGCACCGCCGTGTTTGGAGGCGAGATAACGGCCTCTTCGGGGTGCTGTGGGGTCGACACAAAGCCGGGGGTCGTTGCTCGACGAACGTCATAATGCTTCAACAGCAACGCTGACGGACGGAGTGGTTTATCCTCCAGCAGTCCGGCAAAGTAGTTCGACAGGGGTTGCTGCGTATTATACGACCACAGCGTAACCCCGAAAAGAACGTCGCGGTTCGCCTCGAACTTCTCATACAGCAACGGAAGAAGGGCATCGCCAGCCGTTGTATTTGGAACTGCCGTTTCGCCGATATGAACCTTGTAACCGCCCGCCCGCGCGGCTGCGAAGATGGCATCGAAGCGGTTCTGTGAGTTGGCCAGAACGGTCGTCGATGCGCCCGCGCCACCATCCACGTATTGATGGCATTCGATAATGACGTCGGGGTCTGTAACGGTAAGCGCGCCAGCGGCGTTGCCTTCGGCTACCCAGTCCTCCGCTGATTGATAGAACATGCCCGGCACGATCAGCTTCTGCGTCCAACCAGCCGCCCGCATCGCCGCGATCCATTGGTTCACCACCTGCCACCAAGCGGCCGCTCGTTGAGCGACAATTTCTGAGGCGGTGCCGGTGAACTCGTCCACAGTGAAGGCACCATGCGGTTCATTCTGCATGGAGGGAATGAACCGCGCGTTGCCTTTGTACTCGCCGAAGACGGTGTTCCACATCGCGACAACATTTGCGACTTGGTCCGACTTGAGCTTCGCGTTGAAAAACGTGCCGTAGCTATGCGGGTCGGGAATCACCTTGGTTCCAGGAAGTGACAAGATCTTCTCGATGATCGGCTTCAAGCCCGATGTGTATTGGCTTGTGACCGTCCCGCCAGTGGCAGTTGTCAACACCCGCTCCTCAAGGAAGGGGGTGCGGAACAGGCGTGACCCATAGAAGTAGGCCATGTCGACCTGCGCCGTGGTGCCGTAGTTGTAATTGAAGCCGATGGTGCCAGGAACAGCAGAACTGCCGCCTGCCCCAGCACCGAAGTTCACGCCCCAAGGTAGTAGGGCGTCGAGGTTGGTGTTGCCCTGCGTAATCGCCATCGGATAGTCGACAAGCGACCCATCAGATTTGGTCTCGCGCAGAGAGTAAGAGGTGCTGAGTGCGCCCGAGCCCCGCTTTACCGTCCATCCGTTCAAATCGGAGCCGGAGACAGTCACCGATCCATCGCTCGGAACGACGGCGAGGGTTGAACCTGCGCTCTTGTTAGGCACGTAACTGAGCGTGTCGCCGATTGCTGCACTCGATGGAGCAACGAAGGCGAAAGACTCTCCAATTGCCGAGCCTGGGCCAGGCGTAGGCGACGGAGTGGACGTTGCCAATGCACCGGTAATCGTCACGCCGTATTCGAGCGCCAGCAACGCCGCTCCAGACCCGATCGACTCCCGGATCAATGCGACTTGGCTTACACCCGCCGCAAGGGCCGACGTGGCGCTGATGACGTTATTGCTGAGCGTCAGGTTTGCGTTCGAGCCGCTGCGAAGCGCGATCGTCGAACCCGGCCCGAGCGAGCGCGAGAGAACCGCAACGGGACCCGGACCGGTAGCTGTACGCTGCTTGGCCGAGGCACCACCGGCATCACGTGAATTGATGCTCTGAGAGAGGCCCATCGATCAGTCCTCCACGCCAACGGCGACGCGCGAGGTGCCGCGCAGCCAGAGGTGATCGGTCGTGCCGGTCCAGCTTTGGCCAGCCGCCAGAGTGAAGCCTTGCTCTGTATCGGCCGGCGGTGTGGTGCCGCCCGCGTAGAGCTTGACCGCGCCACGCGCGACGGTCTGGACTGTCACCTTCTGGTTCGCGAGGCCGGTGTAGCCCGCCTGAGCGTAGAGGTCCTGCCAGGTGTCGGTGGGAGCGAAGTTCGGGGAGTTGGCAGCCATGGATCGAGATCCTTTCGTGGGTGTGCGGCCAGAGCGGCCAAATCAGCGGTGGTTAGAGCCGCGGCTTCTTCGTCTCGGCCTTGATCGCCTGCACGACCGGGCCGAGTGCGGTGACCGCACTGATGACGAGGCTCGGGTTCTTCTTGACGACCTTGACCGCTGCGCCGAGCAGCTTGCCGATGTTGATCTTCATGCTTGTTCTCCGTCGTTTGCCGGTGGGTTCGGGCTGCTGATGGGGGTGGCTGTTGTCGGCACCGGATCGCTCGGCGGATTGTCGACGGTCACTTTGCCGATCGACGGGATGCGCAAGACGCCGATCAGGCCTCCAGTGATGGTTCCCATCCCAAAGGCCTCGTTAACGGTGACGCTGTGCCCCGCCGCGAACAGCGCAGCACCGAAGATAAAGGCCAGCGTGCCCAGGGTCGCGAGATACGCGATCAGTTGCTCGCGAGCGGTCATATCGGCCACTCCGGTAGATCGACGGTCTGGCCTGCAAGCGCATGGGTGCTGTCGCTGAGGAACGCGATGCGCCCTTCCGTCACAAACGAATGGCAGATGTCGCAGGTAAAGCCGTAGGGTTCCTTGCCCTCTTCTACACGCTCACGATTAGCGTCACACCAGCAGCGCTTTCCTACTTGGCTCGGGATGTGATGGCCGGTGCGAAAGAGAACTGAGGGCGTGAACGTCGGACGGTCCACGTCCCGGTTCCAGCCCCAAATCGCGCCGGCTCCGCTAATTGCCAGCACATGCGAAGACTTGCAGCCAGGACACCAGAAGCCGACCGCATGTTCACCATAGTCAGCGAGAATGGGAGAAAGGAGCCGGTTCATCCCTTGCGACCGATCTGGAAGTGCGGGCCGTCGAGGAAATCCACGCCGGGGTGACGCGCGGCATACTGCTTGACGGCGAGCTTGATGCCGGCCTCAGTGCCGGGCAGGTCGCTCATCCAGCGATCCCAGACGCCGCCCCAGTTCATCTTGTCGGCGACGTCGAGCTGGGCGGCAGCGGTGCGCACCGCGAACGCGATGGCGTAGCAAGGCCCCCACTCCCATCGGAACTCGCCGTCGATCCAAGGCACCAGATCCACGGCATGCCCGAGGCGCTCGGTGGTGTTGCCGAGCCGATCGACGGCCGGGATGTGCATCGAGTTCAGCGTCTTGGACGCGCCGCTCGCCACCAGCTTGCGCTGGCGCTCCATCGTGCGGACGCCTTCGTAGACGCCAAAGTCCTGCGTGCTGATCTCGATCGCGCGCTTCACCACGGCGACGAGAACGGGATGCACGCCTTCGAGCCGCGCCAGCGAGCGCTGGCCCAGAGCATAGGTCATCAGAAGATCCTTCCAGCAATTTAGGTACAGTTGCGGCTCGCGACTTTAGCGCCGCTTTAACTCTGACCCGTTGGGCAGGCTTAACTTGTCGCTCTTAGTGCAGGCGGCAGGGGGTATTTATGCGTCACATGCTTGTTTCTGCGGGAGCGTCCGCGGCTGCGATTGGCCTGAGCCAGTTAGATAATCCGTTCCTTGACGAGTCCGAGTTCCCGCGCATGACTGGAGAGCCGATCAAGATTTGGGCTGACAAAGTTATCGCCTGGGATGACGGGTGGAAGATCGCGAAGGGCCTTCAACAGCTTAGCTGTTAGTCTTTCTCTTCTTCAATCCGCTTGGCGACGAGCCGCACCAGGGCGTTGATCTTCGCCTCTTCCTGGCGTCGCATACCGGCCTTGTCCTCGGCGTGAGTGTCGCGGTAGCCCGTCCAAAAGTAGATCGCGCCGAACAGCAGGATGGCGAAATGCCCCATGACGAAGATCCACTGATCGGGATCGTGAGGCGGGGGCACGTACCCCATGCGGCCGATGCCGAAGCACATGAACGCGACACCTAGAGACGCGAACTTCAGCCGCCTAACCTGCGGTTCGGCAGCATGCGTGCCGTGGTCGAGCAGGAGCGACATCAGCACGAAGTAGCCAAGCACGATCACGGCGTTGATGGCGGCGAGCATCAGGTGCCCTTCTTCGACCAAGGCAGCGAGAAGTCGAGGTCGCGCACCCGGTCCACGCCCTTCTTGGACCCGAGTCCTGCGATCATCATGGCGGCCTGGACCGGCAGATCTTTCACGTACGGGATGTGGGGGTGAAGGATGGCCGTGAGCAGCCCCATGAGCAGCGCGGCGAAGAGCGTTGCCCACTTGTCCATGCGGTACTCCGGCGGCGAGAAGCTCATGGCGATGAAGCCCGCGGCCGATGAGAAGCACAGGCCCATGGCAAGCACAGGCATCGGGATGGTCACTCCGGCTGCTTTCAGGAACTCTCCAGACAGGCCCGGCGCAGAGGGCGCGATAATACCGGCACCGGCCGTAGCCGCTGCCGAGGCGAGATAACTAAGCTTCATGCCGTCCTCGATTTAGGCAGAGGCGATTTCAGCCGACCCTGGTGCTACAACTTCCTGCCAGTCGATCTTTGTCGCGGCGGCTAGTTCCGCCAGGTTCGTCGCCGCGACCACGTCGACCTTGGCTTTCCGCCGTGCCGCCTCGATCGCCGCCCCAAGCGGGCGCCACTGATCGGCTTGTGCCGCCACCTCGGCGGCGAGATCGGCAAGGCTCACCCCAATGGCTGCGGCTTCTGCGCTCAGAAACACGGTGTTGCTGGTGTCGCCGGCCAGCACGCGACGCGCTTCTACTTCCTTCTCGAGGTATGTCGCCATCTGCCCTGGCGTGTTCGTGATGAACATCGAGCGCACCTTGTCGGCATCGGCATCGATCGAGGCGGCGTAAGAGGCCTTGATGATGTCGAGATCGAGAGGGCTGGTGTAGAAGGCAGCGAACGGGATGATCATCGCCGCCTTGCCCTCAGGTAGCGTCTGCACCATCGCGGCGCCTTCCGGCCCCTGCGCCCGGTGCCCCTCGGCACCCGTCTCAATATCGTAGACCACGTAGTATTCGGTCACCGCTTCAACTCCGTGATGACGATGGTGCAATCGACGTAGCCCGGCCCGTCAGGGCTGCTGCCGTCCTGTGAGGTCTCGAGCCTCACGGTCACCGGCCCATTCGAGCCGCCCCACAAGCGAGTGAGGCTGTAGGTGTTTGACTGGTTGTTCTTGCCAAGGCGGATGCCGGCATTCACCAGCACTCCACCGATGTAGAGATCGCCCAATGCCCTGATCGCTGAACCGGCCGGCACATCAACCACGCCCGAGACGGTGATTTGCAACGTGGATTCAGAGTTGCGCGGTTGGTGTGTGAGCTGGAATGCCGCACCGAGATTGCCTGCCTGCGTCATGGCGCTGGTAGCCGTCACCGCGTTCTGCTGTAGCTTGCCCGTGATGATCGAGCCCGAGACGATCAAATTGCCGCTGAGCGTCAGGTCGCCGATGATGTCGACGCCGGACATGAGATTGCCGTTGTTGTCAAAGGCGTAGACCGTCAGCTGAGCGCGACCATTGCCTGCGACCGCTTCCTTTGACCACCGAGCGCCTGAGGTGCGGTCGTCGGCTCGGGCGGCAACTTGCTCGACGGTCAAAAGACGCGCGCTCTGGCCGCTTACGTCCACCTGGAGAAGCGAACGAATTTGCGCTGCTGCTTCACCAGCGCTGACAGCAACGGTGCGAACCTCTTCGATCAGCGCGGCCGCTGCTGACAAACCGGCCCCGCCGCCCCGCGGTGAATATGGTAGTGGCTCGTTCGGTTCATCGATCGAGGTCGCCAGCATGGGACGCAGTGCGAACAGCCAAGACAGGTAATTGCCTGAGTTCGAGAGGAACGATCCCTTTGCAAGTACAACGCGGTAGAAGCGCGCGTTCGGCGGCCGCTTGGCTTTACACCATACCCGCTTGAAGCCATCGAGGTTTCCCCATCCCGTGAACGGGTGGTAGACCGTCTCGCTCGATGGACCTTCCGCCAGGAAGTTGGCGCCGCCATCGCCCCATTGAAGCCTGATGCTGTTCACGCATTCGCGTGCCGCGAGATAGGTAGAGGCCTGCGCCCAGTGATCGGCGTCGATGGCGATCCAGTCGCTGACGATGTCTGCCGATCGATCGCCGTTTTGCTCAAGGCAGAGCAAGCCAAAGTAGTGCTCGTTGGGCACGACGAACCCTGCATTATCCACGCCCCAAACGAACGACTGCGGCGTTGCAGTGATGAGACCCCAGCCCGCCTTACCGTTGGCAAGGTCGCTGTTGGTGAGTTGGTTTGTCGATGTGGAGACAGAGAGTGAGTCTACCTCCTGTCTAAGCTGCTCGGCATTGTCGATGATGTCTTGTACGTCGGCGTCGAGGTTATCGATCCCCTCGCGCACCGCTTGGATCCGCTGAAGAACAATGTCGGCGTCGACTCCGCCGACTGCGTTTGTGTCCTTCGACGTATTGTTGCCCGTGACGTCGGCTCCGGCCTCGCCCGGCTGCAGTTCGCCTACCGTTTGACCATCGGAGTACCGAATGTCGTCGGCGGTGGTGGAGGGGCGCATGTTCGCCCACCACTGGTCGCCACCGGTGCCTACCGGCGGAGCGTGGCCCTTGCTCGGCGTGGCGTTGATGTAGAGCCACTGCGAGCCGTCGGTCAGCGTGACGTAGTTGCCTTCGCGATACGTCTCGTCGGGGTTGTAGTTGCCCTTGTCAATCAGCGGCGCTTCGAAGGCGATCTCGTCCGCGCTCTGCTGCCGCCAGTTGCGCTGCGCCGCCATGACGGTCCGGTAGTAAGGCAAGCTGACGCTCTGCTCGACCACCGACTTGACCAGCGGCAGCGCCTTGCCTTGCGCGTGCAGGGTCAGAGTGGGCGCAGGCGCGAGGCTCGGCTTCAAGGCGGTGAGCACGCCCAAGTTGGAAACGAGCACTTGCCAGTTGCAGGGGAGCACCAGCTGGCGCACCGCATCGATCAGCGTCACCTGGTCGGTGAGCATCAAATCGCTGTTCGACGCGCCTTCGGCATCGAGCGCGTTGAACGCTGCCGCGGCGATCAGCCCGGCGTCGAGTCCAACTATGCTCGCGAGACGAAGGGCGAGGGCGCCAGCGCCGCGCGGTGCTACCCCGCCCACGGCATGGCCGCGAATGTCGCCGGTGATCACACCCGCTGCCGGCGCACCGAGGCGCACCAACCCTTGCGCCAGGCAGGTCACCCAGCGTCCGGGTGCGATGGCTGCCGCCACGAGCGTCGCGTAGCTTGCATAGTTGGCCACTGCCGGCGCGAACTGGCTGCCGCGCTCGAACAGGGCCTCAACCGCCTCGATCGGTCCATAGCCGCTGAACTGGTAGACGCTGTTGACCGCATCGATCAGCACCGGCTCGACATTGCGCGGGCGGCCTAGCGCCAGCGGCTTCAACCGGTTCTTGAGGTCGGCGCCACCCTCAGCGCCGCCCGTCCCCGCATAGGTGGCGGTCAGCACATTTGCCTTGAGCGGCTCGAGATCGACCGCCGCCCGCAGGCTCATCGCCGGGTATGCGTCGCCGGCATAGTCGGTCACCTTACCAACGAAGCGCACCGGCCACTGCGCATAGGGATCGCCGACACGGCCGACGCGCACTTCCACCGGACAGCCCATCCAGGCCGACGTGATCGCGACCGGGTACCGCTTGCGAGCTTGCGCAAGGTTGAAGGCGAGGGCCACCTGCGCAGGGTCGTTGCCCTGCTCGAAGTCGCCATTCCAGAACTGCACACCGATGCTGGGTGCCTTGGTGACGCAGGGCTCCCATTCGAGGCCGCCTAGGCCAGTCACACGGCTGTCGTTCACCGAGCAGATGCGCACGGTCTGCCGCGCCCCGCTGGCGGGATCCAGCGGGGAGAGGGTGACGAGGCAGCCGAGCATCAGTAGTAGGACGAGAACGAGAAGGCTGGGCCTGACGCCGAACCGCCGCCGATGGCAGCAGCGATCCGAGCGGGCAGATTCCCGATGTTGATGTTCATGGCGTCCAACTGCGAGGACAGCACATCGGTCTGACGGTCAACGCTGTCCTTCACCTTGCCGGCGCTATCGAACGGGCTTTCGCGGTTCTCGGCGATCGAGACGACGTTGGTCTCCGCGCCGATCCGGTCCTTGGTTAGCGCGGTCACCTCATTGAGGCGATCGAAGTAGCTCTGCTGGCTGCCGTAAAGATCGCGTTCGATGTCGAGCAGCGCGCGAGCCGCATCGGCGTACTCGTCGTAAGCCGACGTGTCACCGGCAGCGACCCGATCCTTGAGCGGGTTGTACTGCGACAGCGCGTTGGCGCGGCGATCGCGCAATGAAAGGCCGCTGTCGCCGACTGTCAACTCGTCGAGCAGGTCCGCTAGCGAGGACGTCAGTTCCTTCGCCTTGTCCTTTACGATCTCGTTGCGCTTGATGCCGTAGAGTTCTTCGAGTTGCGCCATCTCTTCGACCGACGCACCAGCCTGAGTGCCGAGGTCGAGCAGCTTCTTGAACTCGGTGTTGAGCTCGTCGATCGCCGCGCCGAGCGGGTCCTTGTAGCGGCGCAGTTCCTTGAACGCGTTCTCCCAGGTGAGCGCGTCTTGCAGTGCCTTGTCGAGGTCATCGCCCGCGCTGAGCAGCCGCTGCGTGCTCTGGCGGATGCCGGTGATGACGCCCTTATCGATGGCGTAGACCATGGCGGCACGCACCGCTTCTTCCTGGCTCTCGAATTCCTGGCGGCCCGCGCTGTTACCCGGCGTTGGGTCGAAGGTGTACTTGTCCTTCCGCATCCCCAGCGAGCCGAGGTTGAGCGTGTTGAGCAAGCCGCCGCCGAGTTGGTCGGCGATGTTGTCGAGCGCGGAGACGAGGCTGTCGGCCGCTTCGCCACCTGCTTTGATGCGGCTCGCGGAGTTGCCGTTGGTCGAGTAGCTGGCGTCGCCATCGGCGCCGATCATGATATTGTTGGCATAGCCCTTCTTGGTCTTCTTGAAGAGGCCGCCGAGCAGGCCGCCAGCGATCGAGCCGATGATCTCGCCGCCGGGGATCGGGATGAAGCTGCCGATGGCACCGCCAATTTGCGCGCCGGTCTGGCTCGTCTTGATGCCGAGCGATTTCATGATGCCCGACGCCATGGTGCCGGTCTGCGCACCGGCCATCGCTCCGCCGAGTGCAGCCGAAACGCCACCGCCGGCGCCGCCGAAAATACCGGTCTGGTCGACGATGCCCTTTAGTCCGCCGAGGATGCCACCCGTGTCGCCACCGGTCAGCTTGCCAGCGATCGCGCTCTGCACCACGCCGCCGATCATCTGACCAAAGCCAGTGCCGAATGCCTTCGACAGCGCATCGGTTAGCGGCGAGGTCATAGCGCCGGCGATCTTGTCGGCCATGTCCATGACAGATGGCTTCGCGAGCTTGGCTGTGACGACGATTTCGCCACTGTTGCCGCCAGCCAGTGAGAGCACGCCGGGTGGCAGCGTCCGCCCGTCCCAGCCGACGCTTTGATTGTTGATCATGCGCGAGAAAGCTTCGGCAAAGCTGGCGTTGTCAGCGACAGGGCCGAGTCCCGAATTGTCGTTTGCGGCCACGCCGCCGATCGCGCCGCGCAGCCCGGTCGTGAACTCGCCGAGCACGTTGGTGGCGACGCTCATCTCGTCGGCGAAGCGCTGGCTCTCCTTGCCCAGTGGCGAGCGCCCACGCAGCTCGTTCTCTAGATCGTCGAACACGTCGCCGAACAGCTGATCGAACAGCCTCGCGCCCTGCAGATCCTTGAGGCTCTGCGTGATCTCCTTAAAGGGATTGTTACCCCGCCCAGAGAGCATGCCGGTGATGCTGCGGCGCGCCGTGTCGACAACCTCAAGCTGCGCTTCCCAGAGCGCCTGCTGCCGTTGCAACTCACGCGAGCGTTCCCGTTCGTGCTCGACGATGCTGCGGACGTAATCGACCTGATCCTGGGTCAGGTTGCCGATGGTGTCGGTGAGGCGGTAAACCTCCTGCAGCGTGTCGGCTTTGTCCTGGTTGCCGGACGCAAGTGCCGCCTGCACAGCGAGGCGGCGCTCGCTCGACTTCGCCAGATCCTCGAACGGCCGAACAAGCGCATCCTGCACGACGCCCTTTGCCGTCTGTGCATCGGCGATCATCTTCTCGAAGCCGGGCGGCTGCCGCTGTTCGAGGTCGGCGACGATAGCGTCCAAATTGCGCGTTGCGGCAGCAGCCTGGTCAACAAGGCGTGGCTGCTCGTTGAAGCGCTCGTTCAGACGCTGGATCGATTCGGCGGAGCGAGCGCCGAAGTCGGCAAGCTCCTGCTGCTCCCGCGCGGCCTTCTCGGCTGCACGAGCGGCCTGCTCCTGCAAGCGCTGGGCCTTCTGCTGCGTGCCGATCGCGTCGGTCGGATAGCTGCCGAATGGGTCGACGGCCTTGCCGCCGCGGCGCACCTCATAATGCAGATGCGGACCGCTGCTCCGCCCCGTGTTGCCGGAGAGACCGACGTCCTGCCCGCGCTCGACGACGTCGCCTTTTTTCACGCCAATCTGGCTGAGGTGAGCAAGGCGCGAGATGGTGCCCGAGCCATGGTCGATGAAGATGACGTTGCCGTAGGCGCCCATGCGGCCGGCTTCGACGACGACACCGCCGGCGGGGGCGCGGACCTGAGTCCCGACGGGTACTGCGATGTCGACGCCGGCGTGCGTGTGACCCGGGCGTGCTTCTCCGACGCGACCCGTGATGCGACCGCCTTCAACGGGGCGGAGCAGAGTGGCGCGCTCAAGGCTGGTGGTGGCCTTGTTCGCCTCGCGTGCCGCTTCGATAGCGGCGTTGCGCACCTTCTGCAGCGAGGTCAGGCGGCGCTCGTACTCACCTTGCGAGATATACTCGGCATTGCTGGTTGCGCGCGCCAGCGGGTCGCCGTTGTTCTCCAGCTTGGCAGAGTTCTCCCGGAGGATCTGCAACTTGCCCAGTGCAATGTTGTAGTCGTCCGTGGCCTTGCGCGAGGCATCGATGCTCCCGGCGACGCGGCGCTCTGACGTCGCGAGGTCAGCGTTCACGAGGGATTGCCGGGCGTCCGCCAAAGCGGCGGTCTTGGTAGCGACTTCGCTTTGCAGACGGGAAATCTCGCGAAGGTTGTAGGCCGCTCCGACCAGGTCCAAACCGAAGGTGCCCACCTTGGCCTGCCGCTCACTGAGTGCCTTTCGGTCAGCGCTGAGACCCGCCTCAAGGCTTCCGACATTCGTCCGCGCGTTCGCCGCGCGCTGGTCCAGGAAGTCACCTTGCTCGCGGATCGCACTTCGTGTCTCGGCCGCCAACTGGCGCATCGCCTCGGCGGCGTCGGTGCCCTTGGTCTTGAGCACGTCCAGTGAGCGCGTGAAGTCGTAGGTCTTGCCGGCTGCCTTGTCCGCCTCGTCGCCAATCCCGAGTAGCTCGGTGATCAGCGTACCCGCAACGCCGACTGCCAAGCCGACTGCGATGCCCCATGGCCCCGACAGGAAGGTGGCAAACCGCCCAATGCGGTCGTGCGCCTTGTTCGCGCTGCCTTCCAAGCCACTGAGCCCAAAGGCGAGCTGAGGCAGCTGCTGCGCAAAGACGACACTCGCCTGCTGCCCGGAGTAGAGCGAGATAGCGATATCCTGCAGTTGCTGACCGCTCTGCAGCGTCGCCTGGCGCAGCGCACCCTGCGAGTTGATCACATTGCGGGTAGCCGTGGTGCCTTCGTCAAGAGTGTTCTTCAGACGGCTATGGATTGCCGCATAGCGCTCCGCGTCGATCGCGCCCTTTCGCAGGGCCTCATCAAGCAGCGCGACCTGCGACGTATAGCGCTGCTGTATCGCCACGAGGGGATCGATCTCGGCATGCAGCCGGTCGATCGCTTGCGCGAGCTTCAGGTTCTCCGCCGCGGCTTCCGCATCCTGGCGAGCCTGCGCGGCGACGGCAGCGGTGACTTCGCGGCTCTTGCCGGCGACGCGGCCAAGGACCTGCTCGAGCGTGACACCAGAGAGCGCGGCGCGGTCCATTGCGGCGTCGCCGTCGCGAATCTTCTGAACTGCGTCGCGCAGGTCGGCGCTCGGCTTGTAGCCTTGATTCTCGAACACGCTGGCCGACGCTGCCGCGCTCTTCGCCGGACGGTCATATCCGAAGCCCACCGCATAGAGGTTCTGACGTTCGCGAGCGGCTACCTCCTCGCGCGCAGCTCGGGCCTGTTCGGCGAACACCTCCCGCTGAGAAGCGGCGAGACGGCTGCTGCTGTTGGCGGCAGCGTCGAGCGCTGACTGTAGTCGCGTGTACGTCGCGACCTGGGCGTTCGCAACGTTGAGGGCGCGATCGGCCTCGGCACGCTGCTCGGTCAGGGCGCGCAAGTACTCGCGCGTGCGTACCGACGTGTCGCCGGTCTCCTTGGCGAGTCGCTGACCTGCTCGAGCCGTCTCGTCCAGCGCATCGCGGTAGAGGCGGATCTGCGCCTGCTGCTCGCGAAACTGGCCAACGCCGAGGTCGATCTTGCCAAATTGTGAGTTGATGCGACCCACCGCGCCGGTGACCACGCGCTCAGTCTCGGAGAACGCCTGATTGAAGCGCTTCTTCGTCTCCGATGCGGCGCGCTCGGCCTCGCTCTGGAACTTATCGAAGACGCCGTTCTCTTCGTAGCGCAGCGCGATATACGCGGGCAGCTGGGTGGGCGCGTTGCCGGCCATGTTAGCGCGCCTCCCTTTCAAGCTCGGTTGCGAAGATCTCGGGCAGAGCGGCCCGCACGTTGTTCAGGATGGCGGTCACGTTCACGCGTGCAGCGCGAGCGGTCCACGGGATGCCAACGAAGGCGACGACGAATTGCTTTTCAACCTGGCCGCGGCGAGCGAGACCCTTCTTGGTGAGCGACTTCGCGCCCCGCTTGCGTCCGGATAGGTCGACGCCGACGTTCTTGAGCACCAGCAGCGGATTGCCGTTGACGCTGGGCACGAGAACGAGCGGGCCGATCCGGCTCTCGAAGCCGCGTTCGCGCCACAGCGCGGGTGTCATACGCTGACCCTGACCCTGCCGGTTGCTCCCGGCGAGACGGCGGATGTTGTCGGTCGGGATCCAGAGCCAGCGCGAGCGTACCGGACGAATCGAGGCGCCTTCGGTGTACGCCTTGATCGCACCCAAGGTGCGCTCCGAGCGCGAGCGGATAAAGAACTGCGCCGAGACGGAGAAGCGATCGCCGGCAAAGCGGGTGACGCGCTCCTCGCCGCGGGCATCGATGGCGTTGCCAAGCCGCGCGAGCCCGGCTCCGCCGAACGCGCCACGAACATCGGCTTTACCCCGGCGCGCCGCGGCAGCGACGCTGCGCACGGCAGCGCGCTCGAAGGTCTGGATGGCGTAGCGCCGGTACTGATCGAAGTCGGCCCGGGTTGGGCCGCGCACGTCACTCCGGAACATGCTTCGGATCGAAGTCGTGCAGGCTCTTCGCGATCACGCCGAACGCGTCGATGAGCACGCAAGGCTGATCGAGGTAGGCGCCGCCGTCCGGCCACTTCATGCCGGCCATTCCCATGTCGCAGCTTCGGTACATCGAGATCAGACCGAACTCGCGTTCGCCGACGAGGCCTCGCGGGTTTTCTTCGAACGTGCCGACGCCCGCGACTTCCCACTTGTTGACGCCGCGCCAGTCTTCGAACTGAGCGGGGTCTTGTCGGATGGCGCAGGCGAGACGGAGTTTTTTTCCGCATCGCGATCCAGGAAGAGGCGCTTCAAGCACTCGATGCCGAGTTCGGACGAGGCGCGCACCGGAGCATCGGGCGCATGCTTGGCGCTGAGCTTGTCCAGCGCTTCGATGATCAGGACGGCGCAGTTGTAGTCGAGGTACCGGCCAGCCTTCTTGATCGGCGCGTCCAGGTTCTCGTAGCGCTCGATGACCACCGCGTTGATGGCGTGGCCCTGTGTGCGGCGATAGGCGTTGTTGTCGGCGTTCATCAGCCGATAGGGGCGCCAGTCGCGGGCAATCTGCTCCTGCACTTCGACGATCAGCTGCTCGCCTTCGTAGAACCACTCCTCGCGCTCATCCACCGGCAGCTTGGCGTTCTGCGCAGTGAACTGATCGTTGGCATCCCACCAAGCTTTCACCGCCGGCTCCCAGGTGGCGAAGTCCTCTGCTGAGAACAGGTCCTTCATGCCACGCAGGATCTCGGCGCGCATCGCCTCCTCCGAGTAGAGGGTGCATCCTTCCTCGTCGAGGATGCGGCGCATGCGCTCCTTCTCGCGCGGCGTGCCCCAGCGCAGGAAGAACGTCGGTGGGTGCGGGAGATCGGGCAGGTCGCGGAGCGAGGCGGGCACGAACGGCTCCGCCTCTCCCGCTTCGAGCGGGTAAGTGGACATAGGTGTGGACCTTATGTGTCGGGATTGGGAGAGCTTATGGGGTAAGCTCTGGGGGAGGCTTATCCCCAGTAGGGGAAATTCACGCAGACGTTCCGGTCGAACACATCGACGTACATGTCGCCGGTCTCGGTGATGTAGTCCTGCCCCAGCGAAGGCGACTGATAGCCGAAGCGGAAGTCGGGCACGACCACCTGGACGAGCTTGCCCGACTGATAACCCCACTGCGCGTAGGCGGCGTACTGCGCCTGACCTTCCGCCATCGCCAAGGTGTCGAACTGCGCCTTGAGGTAGGCCTGCCGATCCATGCTGACCGTGGTGGTGGTCTCTACCAGCTCGCCGCCGGCGGAACCGTCCGCATAGTTCGGATCGGGCGGGTAGGCGGTGCGCAGGCCGAAGTCGATCGAGAGGTTGGAACCACCCACCGCCTTGTTGGCGACGAACAGCTTGCCGTCCTTAAACAGCGGCGTAGCGCCCAGCGCTGGCACCGAGGGCGTGGCCTCGTCGTCGTAGTCGTCGATGGTGGCGGTGTAGCTCACCTCGAAGGTCGGCGTGGTGGCGCCATCGCGGGTCGACACCGGCATGACCCAGCGGAAGCCGGAGATGCGGAAGTCGACTAGGTCGTAGCGCAGGCCGTCGAGCCAGAGCTTGACCGACAAGAACGGCGCATCGCTCTCGCTGATCGATCGCTGGTAGCTCAGCTGCTTGGGGATCTGATAATTGCCGACGGGAGGCGCCGCTAGTAGCTCCATGAGGCCTGCTGACTTCGCAGCGGTGTAGTAACGAATAGCGGTAATTTGGTCGTACGGCTGCGCCGCGATCGATGGCAGCAGCAGTGCCATGCCCTTGTACAGGCTCGCGGCGCCGACCGCCCCGGCGCCGAGCGTTACGGTCGTGGTGGTGGCAGCACCGACGGCTTCCGGCGCGGCCGGAATGGCTGCCGACACGCGGCTCTCGGTGAACTTGGCGGCCTTGAGGATGCGGCCCGGGATGTAGGCGTCGGCCAGCGGCACGTCAGCGCCGCCCGGCGGGCGCATGTTGATGTTGAACGAACCCGAGATCGTCTTGCCGGCCAGGTCAGGGCCGTTCTTATGCACGGAGCCAGTGTACTCCGGATTCGCCACCGTCACGCCCTGGATGCTGAACTGCAGGTTTGAGATCGGATAGATGTCGGTGACGGGCGAGGGTGCTTCGAAGACGCCGGACTGCGCCTGCATCTTGACCGCCATCGTGGTCTTGTTGGTCTTGCGTGCCATGCGTTGGTCCTTCCAGGCTGGCGGTTACTGGCTGTCGCCGACGAGCGTGGCATCCGGCGCCTTGTCGGCCGGGATAGTCCCTTCGGCGATCACGTAGGCGTCGGGCCCGAGCAGGTCGGCAATGCGCTTGCCTTCGATTGCGGCGATGATGTCGTCGCGGGTGGCGTCGTCGGCGAACACGACTTCCTCGGCCTTGGCGATCTTGAGCAATTCGGCCTTCGACTTGCCGGAGAGGCTGGGGCCGCCCTGCAGATCCTCGCCTCGCCCAGCGGCAATGCCCTTGGCTGCGGCGAGCAACGGGTCGTCACCGGCGGCGAGGGCATCATGAAGCACATTGAACTCGACCGCTGCGCTGGGCAGCGGCGGCAGGCGGGTCTCGGTCATGTCGGAAATCCTCGGGCTGTCAGAAGGTCTGGTCGCGATCGTTGACGATCGTGAAGTGGTGGCCTCGCGGCGTGTAAAAGGTGACGGCGACCTGCAGCGAGGCACCGCCCACGCTGCGGCCGTTCTCCAGCGGCGGTGCGACGTTCAGCTCCTGCGTATCCTCAAGCCGTCCGCCAAGGGTGCGGTCGGAGTGGATCGCGGCCACGAGGTGCGCGATCGCGGCGCGGTTGGCGCGGCTGATCACGCCGACGCTGGCGCTGGTCTCAAGCCGTTCGAAGTTGATGAGCGCCTGATGTCGGGTCTGGCCCTGCTCCATGGCGGGCTCGAAGTCCCAGGCCTCGGCGAACACGACCCAGGCAGGCATCTCTTCCGGCGCAACGGCGTCCTCGGGTGAGCGGTCCGCGAAGAATGGCTCGTCGGCAAGCTGCTGGTGGCCCTGCGCAAGCACCACGAAAGCATCGATGATCTTGGCGAGGGCGTCCGGCGCGATCGGCTCAGGCATCGGTTGGTACGTCCTTCAGGTCGAACGCCCAATGAGAGCCCGACGCATCCGAGCCGACATTCACCGGCTTGAAGGTGCGAGCGGGCAGGGCGGGCAGCTGGATGCGCCAGAGGGCGCCCGGCTTGCTTGGCACGTCCGACTTGAGCAGCTCGACGCGCATGTCCTGGTCGACAGCTTCGACGCCCTCGATCGAGCGGAGCTTGTCGGCATAGTCGACATGCGCGGAGACAGCGGTGAACGCGGTCGCACCGGCAATGCGGTACTGAATGGTGTCGCCCAGGACGTCGACGCACGTGCGGTCAAGCAGCGCGTCGACGTCCTGAAGGCGGAGTAGGGGCATGGCTTACGCGGCCGGCGCTTCATCTTCGCCCGCACGCGCCGCTTCGATCGCCTCGATGATCGCGGCGTTGGTGGCGCCATCCTCGATCGTGACGCCTTCGGCCTCGGCGATGGCGAGCAGCTCGGCCTTGTTCTTGCCGGTGAGGGCGGGCGGGTCGTACGGCCTGCTGCCGCCGGCGGTGCCGTCACCATCGTGGTCGAAACCGCCGATCTGAGTGCCGGCCGAGAGTGGCGCGCCGCCTTGTTCGACCGTGCCTTGAATCGTGGTCGCCTGCCGCGCCTCGTCGAGTTGACGCTGGAGTTCGTCGCGCTCCTTCAACGCCGCATCGCGCTCGGCGACGAGCGTGTCGCACTCCTCGTCAAGTTCGGCTACCCGGTTGCGCAGCTCGACCAGTTCGCTGTCGTCCTCACTTCCAGACGGGGAGCTCGCACCGCCTGCGACCGCCGCTGCCTGGCTCTGCTGCGCAAGGTTGCGCTCCTGCTCACCGGTGAACTCGCCGATGGGCTGGCGGAAGGTCGTGTCGCCGGGACCGTTCTGCTCGCCACCGTCGGCATAGCCACCGATATGCGCGCCCGCGACCGCGTCGCTACCCGGATCCTCGATGACGCCCTCGTCGAGCAGCATCTGGATGTCCTTGGCCTCGACCTTGGCGTTGTCGTCGCCCACGAGCAGCACGTTCATGCCGTTGCCGTCGTGGAAGACCTTCTGCTGCCGAACTACGACAGATACGTCTCGTGCCATAATATCGCCCTCCTTAGAGCGTGACGGGCAGGACAAGGTCCGGCCGCGCGTTGACGAAGAGCGGGTAGGAGTAGATCTCCGGCTGCACCCACTGCTGCTTCTCGCTCTTGTCCTTCTCCAGGAACGGGTAGTAGCGGCGACCGGGCTGGTTCAGCAGCGGCATGGACTCGTTCATCGGGCCCATGACGTGCTGCCACATTCCGGGTACGCCGACTGGGAAGATGAGCGCGCTGTTGGAGGTGACGGCGATGGTGCTGCCATCGTCGGTGCCGCGGTAATGAACCCACGTGACGCCGGCATAGCTGAAGTCTTCCCACAACCGCTCGCCACGCAGCTCGGCAGCCGCGGCGTAGTTGAGGTAGGTCTTCTCGATCTCGGGATGGCCGGTAAGGGCGAACCAGAAGTCGTCGCCGACGATGGCCTTGACCCGGAAGCGCGCGTCGTTGCCTGCGCCCGAGGCCCGCGCGATCGGCATGACGACCTGCGTTCCGATGCGCTTGCGGATGTCGCCGATGGTGGCGTTCGGGTCCGTGAAGCCGAGGCTGAACGGCGTAGGCGCGACAAGCCCGAACTCGGAGTTGAAGTCGACCAGCGTGCTGCCGTCGGTGTCCAGGATGACGCCCTTGAGCGATCCCAGACGCATGCGCTCGAAAGTCGCCTCAGTGTCGGCGATTAGCTTGTCCTGCTTGCGCGCGACCTGAGCTGCGGCGGCCTGCGTTTCGGTCTCGTCGTCCAGCGGCGAGATGTTGGCAAGCTGGTGCGCGAACAGCTTGTCGCCTTTCGCGAGACGAGGGATGCGCAGCGGGCGCGCGTCGCGGTCTTCGGGCTGAGCCATTTCGATCGGCGCACCGCGCAGGGTGGTGCGGATCAGGTTCACATACCGCTTGCGGCTGTTGATGTAGACCGTGTCGGTGGTGGCACGAACCGCTTCGAAGCCGATGATGGCGTCGAGTTCGTTGGGGATGTACGGGCGGCGGTCGAGGCCGCGGATCATGGAGGCTTGCGTGAAAGCGTCGCCCCCGAACACTGCCATGGAAATGGCCATCGGTAAGTTCCTTTCGGGGAAGGTGCTGGCTTATTCGCCGGCGTGCTGGGGGAGGACGGCCAAGCCCTTGACGCGCAGCGCATTACGCGCGGCGATCTTGGCGGCGTTGGACATGCCGGCCTTGTAGGTCAGCATGTTGCCGTTGATGGTCGCCGGGCCGCGCACGCTGGCGACCGCCTTGACGTCAGCGCTGGTGGCATCAACGCGGTTGAACAGGATCACGGCATTGGCGGGCAGCTGCGAACCGTCGGAGAGGGCGGTGTCGTGGATGCCATACTTGCCCGACGCGGTGATCTTGGCGATCACGGTGCCGGGGAAGAGCACACCCTGGCCCGAAGCCACGACGATCTCCTCGTTGATGATGTTGAGGGCTGCGCTCTCGCCAAGGTAGCAGCCATCGCGGCGGTTCTCGAAGGTAACTGCGGGCATGTCAGCGTGCTCCCTTCAGGCCGTAGGCCTTGTCCCAGACTGCGTCGGCGGCGGCGCGCTTGTCGGGCTGAGGAGCCCCGCCGCCAGCGTCGATGTCGCTGTTCTTGTTCTGCTCGAGCGCGGCCTGCATCTCCTTGCGACCAGCTTCCTCAGCGGCGGCGCGCTGCTGCTCTTCGGTGAGAGCAGGCGCCTCAGGCACTCCGGCCTTGGGCATGTCGGCAAGCAACTCGGTGATGTCCTCCGCGGAGAGGTTCGGCTTGCCGAGCAGCTTGGCTGCGGCAGCTTCACGGCCCGCATAGTGCTCGGATGCGAAAACCTTGTTCATTCGCTCGGTGGCGGACTTGGAACCGGCTTCACGGCCCTCCGTCCGCGCCGCGTCGATGGCGGCCTTCGTTTCGTCGTCCATGGATTTCTCCTTCTTGTTGGACGTGGTTGTGGGAGGGTTGGTCCCGTCGTCTTCACCCGGACCATCCGGGGTCGGATTCTCTTGCTCTGCAGGCGAGGTCTGATCCTCTGCGCGCGCAGCTTGGCGAAACGCCGCGAGGCGCTTGCTTTTTGTCATCACGATTTCCTTGATCAGGCCCGGGCTTCAGCCCTGAGGGCGTCCCACGCTTCGCGCTCGGACAGCGTGTCATCGAGCAGGCCGAACTTCACCAAGTCGGGCCCGGTAAACACGTCGCCGCGCAGGTCGCGCAGCGCCTTCGTTGAGGTGCCTCGCATCGCGGCAACGAACTCGATGATCTGCTGGCTGGTCTCGTCGACAATGGCGCCGAGCTTGGCGATCGTGTCCTTGTCGATCTTCTCGCCGGCTTGACCGCGTGCCTTGCGATCGGCCCACTCGGCACGAATTACGATCGGCTCCAAGCCCATCTTTTCGTAGGCTTTCGACTTGTCGACCACGTTGATGATCGCCGCGATGGAGGCGCCCATAACCTCGGGACGCCCGTAGATCTTGTCTGCGGCGCTAGCGAGCACGTAGGCGGCGCTGCAGGCGCGCTCGTCGAGCCAAGCGTAGATCGGCTTGCCACCTTCGGACTTCGCCATGGTCGCCAGTTCTTCAGCTGCCGCAAACATGCCCGCGCACTCGCCGCCGCCCGAATCGAACGGCATCCAGATCGCCGAGACTTGAGGGTCGCTGACGGCAGCACGTGCCTGGCTCAGGATCCTGTCGTATCCGACGAGACCGCTCTCTGCGTCAGCCCAGCTGCCCTTGTGGACCAGCGTGCCGCGCACCGGTACAATCGCGATGTCGCCGCTCGTCGCATATGGGAGGCGAACGCCATCGCGGATGGTCACGGCGTCGGCGGCGAGCGCTTGTGTCTGGATATCGAGCGTGGTCGCCGTGATCTTCTCGGGCCGGGCGCCGGTAATCCGGTTCTGCGCGAACTCGCACAGCACCTCGTTCTTGAACTGGTCGAGCGCGAGCGGGCGGTTGTAGAGGCGCTCGGCCCACAGCGGGAACGAAGTCATGCGGGTACTTGCTCCCTGGTGCTCGCCGGCGGCGTGTTGGCGTTGTCGTCGGCGGTCTCTTGCGCTGCTTGCGCGTCAGACTCGTCTGCGGCCGCTTTCAGGTTGTGATTGACCTCCGGCAGGCCACGCGCGGCGCGGCGCTGCCGGTAGTATTGCTCTTCGGACAGCACGTCCTCAGGATCGCGGCCACGTTCCAAGATTGCTTCGACCGTCGACTTGCGTCCGGCGGCGGTATCCAGGTTGTCCGCGTTGGCCTCCTTGAGCGGATCCACTGAGCCGCGTCCCGGACCGATCCATTCGGCCATGCAAATCGCCGTCTTGTTCCGGTAGAAGTTCGCCGGGCCGCCGGGGACCTTCACGTCACCGTTCGCGACTTCGACTTCGAGCCATGCTGCGTAGATCGGCGTCAGGAACGCTTGCGTGAAGAACCGACGGTCTTCCATGAACGACCGCCACAGTTCGTTGAGCAGCGCACGTGCGCTGGAGTAATTGATCCCGGACCAGTCCTGCGAGAGCTGCGGGTAGCTGATGCCGAGCGAGCCCGCGATCTTCTGCAGAACAAAACGAATGAACTGCGGGTAGTTGCTGTTCGGATGCGTTGCGGCCGGAGTGACAACGTCCTCGCCGGGGAACAGCTGAAAGACGTCAGCACCGTCCACCCGCACCGGGTTCTTGGTGCGAAAGTCGACGTAGGCGTCGAGCCAGGGATCAAGCGCCTCATCGTTCGCCGGCGCCAGCATGTCGCTGATGTCGTCCGTCGAGCCAGCGGACTTGATGAAGATCGAGAGCAGAGCGGACTTGAGGGCCGCATTGACCTCGGCACGATCAACCCGGTCGATCATCTTCGCCGGGACCATGATCTCGGCTAGGCGGCTGATGCCCCGGTTCTGCTCCGCGCGCCGTGGGTTGAAGACATGGATGAACTTAGCGCGTCCGGTGCTGCTGCGCGCCGGGATGAAAGTGTACCGCTCCTTCGCAGTAGCGCTGTAATCGCCCGGATGACGCGACACGACCCACGCGCCGGTCATGGCGCCGTTATCGTTGTAGGCGATGCCATCGCGGAGGTTCGGGCCTTCCTGACCCTTCTGAAGCGGCGGCGTAACCACGCGCTCAGGTTCGATCAGCAGGACGTTGGTCGTGTTCGCCAGGCCGCGAGCATCGTCGCGGATTTCAGCGCAAGCCTCGCCGTCACGCACGTAGCTGAGGTAGGCGAGCCGCGCCTGGGCACCGAAAGTCAGCATCTGTCGCGCATCGTTGCGGTGCTCGATGTCGTTGCTCCAGACATCGAACCGGGCTTGCGTCTTGCCGGTCCAATCCATGCGCCAGGCATAGTCGCGGTTTAGCAGCTCATACTTGGGCTGGGCGCTGAGGCGGATCGAGACACCGATGACGGACTCGACGCGGCGGTCTAGCCCTGCGTTGATCCAGCCATTGTTCTCGTCTAGGTCGCGGCTGCGATTGAGGATTAGGTCGAGCCCGTAGTCACGACCCGCGCCGGCATGGCGGTTGCCCGGGTTCCAGCCCTGCAGTTCGGAGATGTCGCTGCGCGCAGCGTCACGCCGGGTGTTGCCGCCGAAAAGCGAGAATGCGTGCTTCTTGAGCGAGGCGATCACACCCATGTCAGTTCGACCAGCCCAAGCGGATGGAACGGCGGGTGCGGGGCCGCTCGGCTCCAAGGACCTCGGGCGCCGCCTCGAACTCTGCGAGCAAGTCGGCGATCACGGCGTTGAAGTCGCTGAGCTTCATGCCCGCGAACTTCATGCCACGCCCGTCCTTCGTCACCTCGGTGATCGTCTCCCCAGCGATGAAGCGCGTACGCGCGGCGCGAGCGGCGGCAAGGTCTGCTGCAATCTCCTCCCGCGTGCGCTGCGTCATCGTGGTCCGTTCCTGTTCATCGCGTCCCAAGCGGTCCGCTTCGGTGCTGCTGGTACCGGCTTGGCCGGCGCATCATCCCGTCCCGCGTCCGCGTGATCACCTCCCTTCGGTTTGAGGGAGACGGGCTTGGCCCAAGGCGGCAGCTTGCCCCCGGCCCAGTCGATGTCTTCACGGTCAGGCTTGAGCAGCAGCCGTCCGCATTCGGTGTAGGCGAGCAAGTCGATGGTCTCCTGCGCGCCGTTGCGCACGTAGGTTCCTTCGATCTTGGGCTCGCGGAAGAGCTCGTCGTATCCTGCCTGCGGGAAGTCCGAGGCGAAGTAGATCTGACCCGGCGAACCGTCGTCGATCAGCAGGAAGCCGGCGCCGTCATCGTTGCCGAACAGGTCGTCCTTCAGTCCATCGACGCCCGCGATATGCAGCGGCACCGGCGGATCGATCTTCTTGCCGTCATCGTCGACACTCAGCCATGTCGGCTTGATGCCGAGGTGAGGGCGCTTGCCGGCCATGCCCTTGAGCGGACGAACCCGCGGCCATGCGCCCCACTTCCGGCCAGCCATCCGGCGGCAGTACTCGTAAGCCTTGTGCGTGATGTTGCCGTCGCCGCTGTCGATCATCATCACCGCGACCGGCAGTGCTTCACCCGGCCGGTTTTGTATTGGCACCAGCCGGTCAATCACCGCGTCCAGCACGTGCCAATCGTCCTGTACGTTGAGCAAATCGATGTCGCGCATCATGCCGTCCGCGTGCTTGCGCTGCCGGATCGTGAACCGATCGATCAGCCAGGACCGGCGCTCCAGATCCCAGCCGCGTAGCAGCACGTCCGCCTTGCGGTGGCCGGGGTCGACCGATGCGGTGATGAAGCGGACTTGTCGGGGCACGAAGCCCATCGGGAAGTCCACCACACCCTCGTCTTCCGCAGAACTCGGCCGCGCCAGAGCAGCGGTGCGCCGGCGCAGCGCGGCGGCATCGATGCCCGTCAAGTCCGCCTCGCTTTCGAACGCTTCACCGAAAGTGCGCACGAGCACCTGTTTCAGCTTGTCGTTCTTTCCGGTACGTTCCTTGTGCTCGAGCGCGCCCTCGAGTTGTCGGGCCAGGCTTGATAGGGGCACCTGGCCCGACATCAGCACGTGGACCCAAAAGCCCCAGGTTTCGTTCTCTTCGACCTCGCCGATGATCCCGGCTTCGACGTCGAGCACCTGGCCCTTGTGCATGTAGGCGCCGTCATCGATCATCTGGCCGCGCTCCAGCTCGCCGAGCTCGCAGCCGTGCGGACAAGCGATCGCGGCGGTGCGACCCGCCAGCGCCAGCCGCTGATCGACTGGCGTGCCTTCCTCCGCTTTCTCGTAGGATAGGCGAAAGCGGGGCACGTCAGGCCAGTGCTTGGTCGGGTAAGGCGATCCGTGCGTGCCGCACTTGGGGCAGCGAAACACGTAGATGCCTTGGGTCGACAAGATCCATGCCGCGGCGATCCCGCCTGACCAACCCACGTCCGGGTGAGCGCAGGCGTAGATCTTGCGGTCGGTGCCAAGGTCGCTCTGGCGTTGGCGGCCTTGCTCCAGGAAGTTAGAGCGCCAGGCCTTGCCGTAGCTGTCCGGCTCGTCGAACACGATGTAGCCGGCCTGCCGGTTGGTCGTGGTCGTCTTGCTCATCACCATCAGCTCGAAGGTTTGCGAGCCGACGCGCTTGAGAGTCTTGGTGTTTCCGTCGGTGCCGGCCTTGGGCAGCCGGCCCGGGAAATGATCTTCCATCAGCGGTCGCAGCACGCGGTCTGCGTAGCTGGTGACCTCGTTGGGTCCGGCCAGGTACCACATCACGTCCCAGGACGGGCCGTTGTCGAGGCACTTGGCGGCGAAGTTCTCGGCGATCATGGTGCCGCCGATGCGCGACGGCTTGGGCACGATGATCTCGCGGACGGCAGGGTTGTCGTGCGCCACCATGATCGGCAGCAGCGCCTTGGAACGGGTTGGCGACCAATCTGTCTTGGTGCCATCCGGCTTGCGGACAACGCGGCGGGTGGTCGACCACTCGATTGTCGTCAGCGACACTCGCGGTTTCAGCGCGGCGAGCGCCTCGACGGCGATGTCATGCGGTCTATGGCAGAAGTCGTTCGTGGCGAGCAGTTGTGCCTGCTTAGCCAACTCGCTCCTGCTGTAGACGCGCACGTTGCTCCTCGATGTATTTGGCCGCCTGGGCATGCACCTGAGTCGCGACGCTTCGCAGGTAGTCATCTACTTGGGCGCGGACGTGGGGCGGCAGATTGCCGTTGGGGTCTGCTCTAGTCCGAACACCTAAGATGGCGGCGGTCACACTTGCGTTGTAACCTTCAAGGAAGGTCAGGACCTCGCGCCTAGGTGCAAACTCGCCTTGCTTCTCGCGCGCCGCCACTATCGCCAAGGTCATGTCGACCATCTGCTTCGTCTCGGCAAAGCTTGCGGCGTCCTCAGCGTCCGGAAGGTTGATCCCCGTTGCCTGGCGCACCTTGCGGTTTCGAGCCGCCTGCTGCTCAACGCTTTTCTCGAACCGCTTGATCAGCATATCGATGGTGCGGAGCGGCTTGATCTGCCACAGTACGCCGTTGCCGCCGCGGATCAGCGCGCCTTTGCCTTCCAGCTCCGGCGCTGCGTCGATCCAGTCGCGCAGCGTCGACCACTGCGTGCCGATCAGCTCGGCCATGGGCTTCGCGTCTAAGACCGTGCCGCGCGGCAAAGCTTCTGCTTTCGGCCTCGCTCTGCGAAGTCGATCGAGCTTTACGCGGTCGCTAGTGGACGGACGCGCCATGTCAGAACGACGCGACTTTCAGCTGAAATGGAGGTTGGGACACTCGAAGGCGCTCTGCAGGCGCAACTCCAAGGCATGTCTCCCAATGCTCTTTGCGTGTCCCCGTGTCAACCAACATCGTTGACGCCTTCGGACGTGAGGTCTTGGCCAACAGACTCGAAGTGATCGGCAAGTGCCTCGGCGGCCTGGCGCAGCAGCGGCAACTCGCGTCCGTTCCGGCACCGCGTGAACCTCCCGGCGCGACGTAGTGGCAGGTCGGAGACAACCACCGCGTCGAAGAAGTTGCGCAGGTGAGCCGGGATCGAGAGCCGAGCAGAGCGGAGTAGCCCGCGAGCATGAGCCTCCCACTCGGTCATCGGAATGCGACCACCGACGGGTGAGCCGTGGATGGTAGCCGTCAGGCTGTACTGGCTCGACGAACACCGGCCTTCGAGCCCCGTCCGCTCCCACGTGTCACGGTAGAGCGTGCAAGCGGACGCCTGGCGGAGCGTGAGCTTGTCGGAAGTCCAAAGCGCTATGATGACCGGCGTCAGCACCCGCCGCACCGAACTCACCGACCGCGCGGTCCCATCCGGCGCCTTGGGCGTGAACTTGCGCGTCGGCCCCTTGGACATCCACTCGGGCGTAGGCGCCACGACGGTGTCATCGAGGTTGACGAACACACCCTCACGCACCTCAAGCTCGGCGGCCTGGCGCATCTCCTCGCGCGCCGTATCGGCCCGATCGCGCTCGACAAGGTCGCGAACCCGGCGCCGCTCGTCACGCTGCGCACGCTTTGCCCGCTCCAGTGCGGACTTACCCCCGGTCATCATCGATCCTCTCTCGGTCCGTAAAGCTTGGCTGCGATTGCGCGGACGTAGTCGCGATCGAGCGGGTCGAGGCGGGCGATGCTCTCGGGGCGCAGGACAACGGCGCCCTCGGTGTGCCACATGCGAGCGGCGAGCCGGTGAGCGCCGCGCTCGTCGGGGTCGCGCATCTGCGCTGCGTACGGCGTGAGGCTTCCGCGACTGTAGCTCACAGGCCCAGCCCCGGTTGATTGATCCGGCCCAGCCGCTCATCCGTCATGCCGCGGCGAATGCGTGATCGCAGCCAGGAACGATACTTGTCCATCCGCTGCTCGTCCCACCCGTTGAAGTCGTCAAGGCGGCCGCGGATCAGCTTGCGGGCGTTGGTCGCGTCAACGCCTTCGAGGTGCGTGATCTGATTGCTTTTGCGGTCTGGATCGGCGGGCACCGACACGGTGTCGACGAAGTACCAGTGCTCCATCTCGGCGAACATCGGGCTGTCGTTCTGGCGCTGGCACCAGGCGCGCATCTCGTCGAAGGTCCAGAGAGGCGCCGGTTCAACCGCCATGCGGTCGGCGGGGTCAGCGAGCGGTGCTGTGCGCGACATCGGCAACCTCCCGACGCAGGGTGAACGAGCCGTCATCGTGTAGCCACAGCAGCATGCGAGCCTCCGCGATCAGCTTCCAACGCTCGGGCAGCGCATTGATCCAGGCTTGCTCGACGTCGCCGACGGCAAGCGCGGCCATGGCGTCGTCAAAGCGCGCCTGGCGCTCGCGGTTGATCGCGGCGCGGACTCGCTGCTGCTTGCCGGTGAGCGGCGGCTTGCGGCCAATCTCGTCGAGTACCGGGATGCACTCGGCGATCGTCGGGAACCAGCGAAAGCGCTCCAGTGCGACCCGCTGCAGGTGCTCAATCGCGGCGAGGGGGTAGCCGCCCAGCATGCGCCAGTACGATTCCGACCGTAGCTTCTGCGAGAACTCGCCGCGATGCTGGCTAGGCAGGCAGGCGCTGATCGCGGACATGGCCTCCATGAACCTACCTTCCGGGCAGGGCGCGGGCGGGGGCAAGGGGCAGTTCGCCATCGGCTCGAGCTTCGCGATCATCGCGTCGGTCAGGCGCTCCGGAACCCTCTCGAAGTCGAGCTTCGATAGCGCGTCGCTCCCACTCGTTGAGATCGGGACCACGTTGGACGTTGAGGTGAGCGGGGGAAGAACCTCCCCGAGCTGGTGTGCTTCGGTCATTTGCAGGTACTCTTGGGTCGTATGCGGCGGCCCATCCACGGGCAACGATGGCTTCCAGCAGCCTGCCTGGCGGCCATTCGTCGTCGCTCATCGCCATGATGTCTTTCAGCAGCTTGGCGTGAGCGGTCGGGGTGTTCGGAAGCCGCTTCGCTTTCCGGTTCACTAGGAGATCACGCCAGACACCTGCGTCCGCCCAATCGGGACGTGGGAACGGATCGGCCTTCGTGGGTTTGGTCGCGCTCGCGCTAGAGGGAGAGACGTAAGTCTCTTCCTCTATTGTTCCCTTGTTCCCTTGTTCTTTTATGTCCCGCTGCTGTCCCGCTGCTGTCCCGGCAGGTGTCCCGGTCACTGTCCCAGCTTCACGCTCGGAAGTCTGATATTTCTCGTAATTGCAGATGGTTATGACGAGGCGTCCTGTCCCGGCGTCCGTCACGATCATCGTCTCGGTTCGCAACCGGGTCAAAAACCGGTCGACTGACGATTTGGACCAGCCCCAGGCCTCACCAAGTTCGCGGACGGAGGCGCAATACTGCCCTCGCTGGAGGGTAATCGTCTTACCCGCCACGTTGAACCGCGTGGGCTTCCAGACCGCCTTTGCGACAAGCCAGAACCACGCGCCAAAGCGCTCGGCACTGCCGGCGAAGAGCGGGTGCTCGGTCGCTTCGCGGTGAAGGGCGATGAAGCCGGACACGGGTTTTGTCAGCCCCCCTCGCACGGCAGGTAATGGTCGCAACCCCGGCGCCCGGGAACGCCGCAGAACTCGCATCCTTCCCCGCTCAGCGCCCGTTGCGTGGGCGCTGGCTTGGCAGGCGCTGCCCCGCGCTTCTTGCGCGCGAACGCTGCCGCGACCGCCTTGCCATCGATCTTCGGCTCGGCCGGCTTGCTGATCACCCGAGCCTTGCCGCGACGACGCGACTGCACCTTTGCAAGAGCGGCGTTGAAGTCGACCATGACGTCGTCGTCATCGGACAGCGCCGGCGCGGGTGGCGGGACCTTGCGCCGTGCCAGCGGGCGATCGATTTCGCGGGGGCGAGGGGTGACCGGCAGGGGTCTAGCAGTCGACAGCCGCTTCGCTTCGCGCAGCCTAGCTTCGTTGACCGTTGCCTCGGCGGCACACTCTGCCCGGATGCTCTCGGTCTTGCGCGCTGGCTTCCGCCCAGAGCGAAGGCGACCGCGATCCGGGTGCGACAGCTTTTCAGCCGTGAGGATCTGAGCGACCTGCCCGCTTCCCTGAGCCCTGATGATCACTGGCTCGGGCTTGCAGCGCACTCTGACGGCAACCACGGCCCTGATGAACCCGCTGAAGCGCTCCGGATGCAGCCGCCCGTCCGCGTCGAGCAAGTAGCGCCCGGCGCCGAGCGCGTGTTGAGGGTGAATCGAAACCGTCGCGGTCATTGCGTCACCTGCATGTCGAGCAGCGCACGCCGAACCTTCAGGCCGAAGGCGCTGAGGTGAGGACCCCGAGCGGCGACCAGGCTGTAGGGGCGGAGGATGGTGTCGATGCCTTCGACCACTTGCCAACCGCGCCGCCCCTCGTAGGCCGTCAGGAGCAGCTCGCGCTCGTTGCGTCCAAGCCGGCGTGCAAACTGGGCATGATCGGGAACCTGCATCATGCAGCGACGCCCTGCAGAGCGGGACGGAGCGTCTCGTTGGCAATCCACGGCGGTGTGACGCCATCGAGCAGGAGTGAATAGGTCAGGATACCGATCGCATCCGCCTCGTCGTTCTTCCTGGGCGCGAAACCGAACTGCTTGCAGCGCTCGATCACGAGCTTCTTCAGCTGGTCGGTGCTGCTCGCCTTGCTGTCGCCTGCCTTACGTCGGCGCCGAGTGCCCGCCTTGACCTCGCGAACGACCATGTCGCCGATGAAGTCCTTGCGCCACCTCTCGACGTTGACCGCCTTGACGATCCGACAGCGCTTGATGTGGCCGAAGCTCTGCGCGTGCGCAGCAAGCCCGGAGAGCAGCCAGATCGTGGCGATGCTGGTGTTGCCTGTCAGGTGGCCAGGGTTGATCGGCTCCTCGAAGTAGAGGTGCGTGAAGCCGGCGACCTTGTGCAAATCCGACAGGTTGCGATGCAGCTTGGCATAGCAGCCGCCTTCGGTGGTCCACTCGGAGCCTAGCTGCCAATGTCCATAGCGCGGCGCGTCGCTGCCTGGCGCCCACAGCGCCCAACCGGTGGAACTCTTGCTCAGGTCGAGCGCGAGGTAGCTCATGGGAACTCCAATCGTCTGCGCAATCCTCGCCCCGGCAGATCGGCCGGGGTCCGGGTGCGCCCGGGCCGAGCCCGGAGCGACTTCAGTGTGGGCGCGCTTCGACGGGCGAGCTGATCGAGGCGATGGAAGCGGAGCGGGGAGGCGTGGTGGTGCGCTTGCGGCCACGGCCTTCCTGCTTGGAGAGTTCTTCCGGGCTGGCCTCGGAGAAAGCCTCGGGCTTTGCTGCGAGCGGCAGATCAGCTTCCTCTTGGTCGCCGTCCTCATCCTCGTCGACGAGCAGGTCGTCGGCCTCGCGCTCCCCGGTGGGGATGACGTCTCCACCTTCCTCGCCAGCGGCCATCGTCACCAGGTCGCGCGGCAGGAACAGCTGGCGGTGTTTCAGTCCTTCGGAAAGCGCGAGGAGCAGATGGTCGCGCTTGGCGTCCTCCTCGTTCTCCAAGCCGATGATGAAGTTGAGCACCTTGCGCGGGAAGTGCGCCTGGTCCTTGATCGCCTGGTAGGGCGCTGACATGTCGCCCTTGATCGTGGCGAGGTGCGCTTCCTTCGGCTTGATCTGCTCATCGTAGATCTTGAACGCCGCCGCGGCGTCGGGCCGCTGATACTCGCCGTTGATGCCGCCACCTTCGCCGGCCTCCGCGTCTTCCTTCGGCTCTCGTGCCATCCGTGCCATGTCGTCGTTCTCCTGAGTGGGCGCGGCCGCACGCGCGAGAGGGGTGGGAGCGGCAGGGGCGGCTGCGATCGCCGCGGAAAGGTTGTTCATGCGTTGCTTGCAGGCAGCGCGGGCAGCAGGGCCCTTCGCGACCATCAGGTCCCGGCCGGCAGCCCGCAGGTTGCGCCAGAGTTCCCGCGTAGTCGCCGAGTTGATCACACCGCCGCTCCGGCGCTGGACAGCGGAAGTACGGTCGCGATGATCTGGTCTGCTGCCTCTCGGCATCCGGGCAGCTCGACGTGATCGATGCGACCATCAGCAGCTGCTGCGGCGAGGGTGGAAATGTGCGGCAAGACGTTCGCGACGAGCAGATGCGGGTTGATCGCATCGGCTTCGTCCAGCGGTCGGGCGACATAGCCGATCAGCGACAGGATGCTGTTGAGCTGCTTGCCGCCAAGAGCCACCGCAAGGGACAGCGCGTTCGAGAGCGAAGGCTCCTTGCCCTCGATCCGGTAGCTCTTGATCGTTCGCGCCCGCACACCGGACACATTCTCCAATTGCTCGTCAGTCCAACCGGCTGTTTGCGCGGCTCGCAGGATCGCTTGGACGGTCTGTCGGACACGATCAGGGCTGACGATTGCTGCATCGCACACTGCGTTCTGGTCAGACATTGGATACCTCGGGAGCATGGAAAGGATCAAACAGGGAAGCGCCCGCCGCCGCAGGGGGCAGAACGGCGACGGGCGCACCGGCCACAGGGCAGCGGCCGGTTTCGAGGCGCGCCGGAGTGGCGCACGTGACCTCTGGGAAAAGACGTGCGGCGACGACGCGCAGGTCGGCGAGGATTGCCGGGACCATGCGACCGCGCTGGTGCTGGTCGTCGAGCAGAGGAAAGGGCTCGGTCAGTGCCATGGCTCAAGCGGCCAGTTGTCATTGATCGACCCTCCACCGGAGCGGCTTGACGCCGCCCCGGCTTCGGCCATCGTGCGGCTGTCGAGACCAACACGAGATGCAACATGTCCGAAGAACTGGCCGATATGGTCGCGGAACTCAGTGCGAAGTGCACCGCCTACGAGCTTGTGCTCATCGACCTTGTGTTCAGCACATGGCCGTTGGAAGTGCACAGGAACGAGCGCCGCGACAACGTATGCCGGGCGCTGGAGCAGGGCATGGCCAACGCCGATCCTAACAGCCACAGCTACCTCTTCCTGCAGCGCGCGCTGGCAACGATCGAGGGGCTGTACGATACTCCTGGGCCACCTTCTGGCGCAGGGCCGATATGACCGGCTCACACTCAGCGATGGTTCGACGGAGCGTCTCTGGCGTGTGAGCGAGCGGCTGCATCACGCCGCCTCCTGCGAGGCGGGACTGGGGGTTAGGAGCTCGGAAAGGTCCTCTGGTAGCGGCTTCCCGTCTACTTTGGCAGCTAGGCGCAGGTGCGCCATCCGAGATGGCGGGATGCCGTTCTCGCGCCAGCTATGCACGGTCGAGGTTGGGGCTTCGATCAGCTTGGCAGTCACACTGGTGCCGCCAAGATGATCGATCACAGCGTTTGCGAGAGTGTCCATGAACTCCGATATGCGATAATCGGAACTCAATCGCAACTCGAAACTTCCGATCTTCGCAATTGCGATAGTCGCAAACGCGTGGCCAATGGTCGCATGAGTGCAAGCACCACCATTCGGCCTGAAGCAGCCAACATTTTTCGCAGGCTAACGAGCCTTGGCCTGAAACAGCGGGATCTCGCTGCAGCCCTTCAACTCGAAGCAGTGAAGGTCTCGAAGGTGAAGAGCGGAGAACGCCAGTTCCAGGCGTCCGAAGTTCTCGCCGCACATGAATGGTTAGATCAGATGGAGAAGGGGAAACACCGGCCCGCGTCCGATCTACCTCGAGTACGAGATGTTACAGAGGACGATGGCCCTGTGAAGCTTCGGGTCTTCGATCTAAACCTGTCGATGGGTGACGGCACTGACATCGATGACTATGCCGAAGAAGGCGTGATGGACTTCGACCCCGGTATCCTACGACGGATCACGAGGACGCCGGCCGAGCGCCTCTTCGTCGCACGCGGATCTGGGGACAGCATGCTGCCGACGCTGATGAACGGCGACATGGTGCTGATCGATCCGCTACAAACCCGGCTGAACTTGGATGATCGGATATGGGCGATCTCGCTGTATGGGGCCGGTGCCATCAAGCGCCTGCAACCGGTGGCGCCAGGTAAGGTCGATGTGATCTCTGACAACCCAGCTCGTGAGAATCGCGTTGTGGATGCAGACGACATTCGCATCCTCGGGAGGGTCATCTGGATCGGACGGGAAGTATGATGCGATCCTTGCGCATGGGCTTAGCCTTCGGACCATTGTTGCTCAGCGTGAGCGCTGTCGCGCAGACACTTTCGATAGTGACCGAGCCGCCGGTAGGCGCCGAAGCTACCGTCGCACCGGGTGAGGGCGTTTACTCCTTCAGTCGCCTCTACACGATTGATGGCGCGCGCCTCACAGCCGATAGTGGCCCGGGTTCATACCTCCGGGGCCGATCGGTTGCCGCAGGCACTCAACTCGTCCCAGTCGCGACCAAGTCCACTTATAAAGGCTGCGTCCCTGCCCAAGGCACGTTCGATCCGGCCGGACCTTGCTTCATGGACGACGACGGAGACGGTAAGTTCGACCGGCAAGCCACGAACGACTACAATGTCGCGCAGAAACTGATCGCACCGGTGCCTTACGAGAAGGCTGCCATCTCAATAGCTCGAGAAGACGCGATCAAAAGGGTGATCCTCTATCAAGGCGCAAGCGGCGATAGCCTGCGGTTCTCCTATCGCGAGTTCAACTTCGATCTCGCGCGACCAGCGTTCACAGAGGAGATCACGGTCCCGCGCGAAGCATTCCCTGCGATGGTGCGGATCAAGAACGTTCAGATCGAGGTTTTAGGCGTGTCCGGCATGGGACTGCGATATCGCCTGGTGAAGGTGGTCGTCTGAATGGGCGCGCCTCTTCCGCAGCTTTCACTTGCGGTCGTCGGCGCGGACTTCCCGAACAAGCGCGGTCCAACTCGTCGCTTCGAAATTGCGATGTGCTCGCCGGGCGAGCCCGTCGAACTTCGGCCCGAACCCAAGAACCCTGCCGACCCAAGAGCCGTGGCCGTGTACAGCTGTCGCGGCGTGCAGATTGGGTACCTGTCGGCTGAGCGATGCGGCCGTATCCAGCAGATGATCTTACAGGGTCGCGTGCTGACGACCATTTTTCAGGAAGCAACCAGGTTCGGCGCGGTCGTTCGGACCGCATTCGACTCGGACGAGCCTACGCTGCCGGAGAGGCGATCCAAGCCGGAGCCGGTGGACGATTGGCAGCCCGAGCGCGAGTGGTCGCATGATGATGAATGGCCGCCCCCGCAGTGGAGCGACGACTGATATTCCGATATTCGCAACTTTAGTGTTGCGACAGTTCCGATAATCGCATAACCCATCTCCACACCGCATGGAGATGGCAATGCCAACCTCACCTCTACAACACCGGCACAGCTTCGCAGCTGACACCGTCACCGGCATCGAGCCGGTGTATGGCTGGTCGCTCCTTTCCTTTGAGGAAGAGGACAGCGACGGCTTTTGGCGCGATAACTACGTAGCGCGCCAGGGTGCGCGAGAAGTCCTGGTCGACGTCTCGTGCTTCCAGTTCAAGCCGACGCAGGAGCGTTTCGCGTGGCTGGTGCGCAACGGCTTCCCGCGCAGGCCAACGCCGTTCGGTGGCTGGTCCGACGCTGAGATCGACGCACGTATTGCGGCCGAGCGCGAGGCGATGGCAGCATGAGCGGCAAGCGCATCCTGACCGACGAGCAGGTCGCAACCGCCTGCGAGATGCGGGAAGCCGGCAAGACCCTGCAGCAGATCGCGAACCACTTCGCGACGCGCGGCGTGAAAGTCACCGTCGGGTCGATCGAGTGGGTCTGCCTGACCCATGGCGCCGACCTTCCTGAGGATCGCCGCCGCCCGCATTACGCATTGCGGCCGGGTATGGTGATCAGTCGCGGCGGGCACGTCATGCGCACCTTCACCGCCGACGAGGACCAGCAGCTTCTCACGATGGAGCAGCGCGGCGATGGCATCGCCGACATCGCGCGCAGCCTGGGCCGCAAGTCGAACTCGGTTCGCGGTCGGCTTGCAACGCTCGCCCGCAAGCAATCTCGCATTGAGGAGATGGTCGCATGAACGCGCCCGAGAACCAAGCTGGCCGGGTCGACGGCTTCAGCGTGGCGATCGACATGATCGCAGTCGTCGCCTTCCTCGCCGCCTTCACCGCACTGCTCTTCGGCGCCGACGCGCTGATCGCCAGCGTGATGCGTCGCGAGCCTGCGCTGGTCGATTTCATGATGCAGTGGTGGGTTGCGCCGCTGCTGGTGCTGGGCGGCGTCGTGGCGCTGGGCGGTCTCGCCGGCATGCTGCTGGTGACCGCTGGTGGACCGGAGCGCGGCAAGTGAGCGCCGCGCAGATCCTTAAGGATGTCGCGCTCAAGTGCGAGGCTGACGTCACCGCCACGATCCATCGCAACATGAAGCTTGTTGATGGTGGCACAGCTATGTCGGCGGTCGCTCTGGCAGGCGCAAGCTCGGCGCTCGGCACAGCTGCGGGCACCGTTCTGGCTGTGCATCTGGCGGTCGGCGGCGGACACACGTCGGGCGATCAAGCGGCCGATGCTCTCTGGAACATCTTGCGGCCCATGGTCGTGAAGTCGGTCGACCGGGTTCTTGCTTCCGCGGAGCGTGGCAAGTGAGCGCGCCCGAGAACCGCCAGCAGTCGGACTGCCCGACTTGGGTTGAGATCGCGCTGATCGTCGTCGTGCTCGCCGCCGCTGCGTTCGGCGGCGCGGGCTTTCACTGGATTTCGATGTGAGCCGCGCCCGCGAAGCCATCCCGGTCGCTGAGCTGCTCGACGAGGTCGAGGTGTTCGTCATCGATCACTGCCAGCGCGGTGGTGAGCAGGACGAGCCGCTGCCGTTCGATCAGCAGCCAAAGCACGTGCAGGCAGCAATCGCGCTGGCTGCTGCGCTCAAGGAGTTGCCGGAGTGAGCCGGGCGCAGCGTACCTATGGCGAGCGCCGGCAGTGGCAGACGCCGGCAGGCTACGGCTTCGCGGTCGATGAGCCTGTTGCGGGTCACTACCGTGGCAAGCTTCGCGGCGGCGGCGTGCTGGTTGGCATCCGCATCTGGCACGGCCCCCCGCTCGATCCGGTCACCGGTGAGGAGCTTGATCGCTCCTGGCGCTGGCAGGCCGAAGCAAACGGCGAGCCGGTCGACTTCGACGCGATCTGGCCCGCCTGTGCTGACGAGTCAATCACCGAGCAGCAGTACCGCGAATACGCAGCGCAGCAGCGCTGGGCGCAGCAGCACGCGCCCGACTCCTCCTTCGCCAATCCCCGCCAGCGTCACGACCCGCTGACCGCGCTCCTCCCGTTCTGACGAAAGGTTCAACCACATGGGTATCAGACAAGCCGCTGCCGTGAAGGAGGCGCCCGAAGCGCTTCCCGGCGAGAACCCCGCCAGCAGCCCCGCGCCGCTCGGGCACAACAACCCGCCGCCTGAAGAGCAAGTCGTGATCGACTTTCGCGAGGCCATGTTCGGCAAGCTGCCGACGTGGGAGCAGCGTATCGAGGATCTGGTCGCCGCGTCTGAGCGTGCGGTAATCAACAGCGAGGAGAGCGCCGGCAAGAGCGGCGATCTCGTCAAGTCAATCCGCGCGATGTCGAACGCGATCGCTGATGCTCACAAGATCGTGAAGGAGCCGTTCTTCAAGGCAGGCAAGATCGTCGACGGCCTGAAGACCCAGCACACCACTCGTCTCGACCAGGCGAAAGCCGCTGTGGAGCGCAAGCAGACCGACTTCCTGCGTCAGCAGCAAGCCGAGCGCGAGAAGTTGCGCCGCGAGGAAGAGGCGCGCGCTCGCGCTGAGGCTGAGCGTGTTGCTGCAGCCGAGCGCGCCCGCGCTGAGGCCGAAGGCCAGGGCGATCTCGAAGCGCTGGAGCAGGTCGAGGCCGTCGCCGCGCCCGCTGTCGTCCGCCAAGCACCCGAGCCGATCCGCAGCGTCGACACCGGCGCCGCGGTGTCAGGCCGCAAGGAATGGCAGCTGGTGGTCGAGGACCACGGCATCGCTGTCCTTGAGATGCTCGACGACGAGAAGGTCAAGGAAGCCATCGAGGCCTGCGCCAAGCGCCGCATGCGCGCCGGCCTGCGCAACCAGCCTGGCGTGAAGTGCTGGGAAGCACTCGTCGCGCGCACCTACTGAGAGGATCCGAACCATGTATCTCGTGTTCGACACGGAAACTACCGGCCTGCCGCTCTGGAACGATCCGAGCGACGACCCGCGCCAGCCCCACATCGTCGATCTTGCCTGCAGCCTCTACGACGCGGTTGGCGTGGAGATCGAGCGCTATGACGTGCTCATCAACGCCGGGGTCGAGATCCCGGACGAGGTCGTGGCCATTCACGGCATTACGACCGAGATGACTCAGGAGCAGGGCGTCGAGCCTGCTGAGGCCCTCGACAACTTCCTAGCCATGGTCGCCAAAGCCGTCGTCATCGTCGGCCACAACGTCAGCTTCGACCTGCGTATGAAGCGCATTCTGGCCGCGCGCGTGCTGGGCGAAAAGTGGGACTGCCCGAAGCCCAGCTTCTGCACCATGCGCAAGACCACCGGCATCGTGAAGAAGCTCAAGGCTAAGCCCCGCTTCGACACCGATTGGAAGTGGCCGACGCTCGGCGAGGCGACGGAGCACTTTTTCGCCGAACCGCACACCGACGCGCACCGCGCGCGGCCCGATGCCGACGCCTCGGCGCGCATCTTCTTCCACCTGAAAGAGCGAGGTCTCGCCTAATGAACGCCACCACCGCCCGCTCGCGCGCCGTCGCGAACGAGAACCGCTCGATCGAGCAGAGCCAGGAGCGCGCGATCGCGGCGCGCACGGCAGAGCAGAGCCGCCCGCGCAACGCGCTCGAAGCGATGTCTTCGCGCCTCGAGGTCAGCCCCGGCGCGCTCAAAGACACGCTGCTCAAGACTGTGTTCGCGACGTGCCGGAACGACAGCGAGTTCATCGGCTTGGTCATCGTCTCCAACGCCTACGGCCTGAACCCGCTGCTCAAGGAAATCTACGCCTTCCCCGCGAAGGGCGGCGGCGTGGTTCCGATGGTCAGCGTCGATGGCTGGATCAAGCTGATGCACTCGCACCCGGCGTACGACAGCATCGAGTTCGAGGACATCGCCGACGACAAGGGCGCGATCTACGCCATCGAGGCGACGATCTGGCGGACCGACAAGACGCGGCCCACCAAGATCATCGAGTATCTCGACGAGTGCCGGCGGAACACCGATCCGTGGAAGCAGTCGCCACTTCGCATGTTGCGGCACCGAGCGCTGATCCAGTGCGCGCGTGTTGCGTTCGGGTTTTCAGGCCTTTCGGCGCTTGAGGATACAGTGATCGATGCGGTCGCTGTGGCTGCCGACGACGTGAAGGCGCTGCCCAATCGGCAGTCGCTCGCCGAGCAACTCGACGACGAGATACCCAGCTTCGACCAGGCTCACGATCCGAGCACTGGCGAGGTCTACCCGACCGACGACCGTGGCATGACGCCGGTCGACGAGGAAACCGCCCGCGCGCTGGACAGCAACGACGGCACGCTGAGCGAGGACAACCCGCACGCCGCCGAAGGTCCGGATAGCAGCCAGCGCGGCGAAGCGAACACCGAAGTCGACGAACTCGCCGACCTGCGCCGCCGCCTCGGCAACTCCCGCGCCGTGAAGGCGGTCGAAGCGATCGAGCGCGATTGGGTCAACACCATGCGCAACCGCTTCGACGACGACACCGTCGCGACGATCGAACGCGAGATCGCGGCGCGCAAGCTGGCGCTGAAGCCGCAGCAGGAGGGCTGAACTCATGAACGCACCTATCCCCTCGCTCCTGCCTGGAGCGCCACTCGTCGCCACACCGGGTCTCACGCTGATCACCGCCGAGATCGTCCGGGCCTACGTCAGCAACAACGAGACGCCCGTCAACGAGCTGCCGGCGCTGATCAAGGACGTGCACGCTGCTGTTGCGGGTCTCGGCGAGCCTGCCACCCCTGCCGCGCCGGCGTTGCCCGAGCCCGCCGTATCGATCCGTGCGTCGGTGAAGCCGGACAAGGTCACCTGCCTGGAGTGCGGCTTCTCGGGCAAGATGCTCAAGCGGCACCTGGCGAACGAGCACCAGCTGACGCCCGTGACGTACCGGGCGCGTTGGAGGCTGTCGCCGGATCATCCGCTCGTTGCCCCGAACTATGCGGAGCGGCGGCGCGAGCTGGCCCACAAGATCGGCCTGGGCAAGCCCAAGCAGGCGAGCCGCGGCCGCAAGCCGCTTGGGAAGGGCTGAGCGATGGAGATCACCGCACAGCAGGACCGCCTGCTCGCGATCGTGGCCGAGGTGCTCGATCAGGACCCGCGTACCTTCACCGATCCGATGGAGGTGAAGTTCTCGCAGCTTGGCGCTGACCGCTTGGACACCGTCGAGCTCGTCATGACGACCGAGGAAGAGTTCTCGATCGAGATCACGGACGCCGAGATGAGTGCACTCGGCGACGTCGATAAAGGCGCGACCGTGGGCGACCTGTGGAAGCTGGTCGAGCCGAAGCTGGCAGCTGAGGCGCGCTGATGTGCCTCTCCAGCCCAACCCCGGCAAGTGCCCAGCGGAGGCTGCGGGCCGGCGCGTGCGCGTCGTGCTGTTCAACGGCACCGACACCGCGCGCACCGAGCCTGGTGGCTGGGCTGCTGACGGTAAAAGCGGCTGCACCTGGCGCATCCACCGCCCGCCGCATCCCTTCGACATCAAGCTTTGGGAGCTGATCTGATGCGACACGAAGACGCAGACAACGCGCTCGCCGATGCGCTCTGGTGGTTCCGCGGCTTTAGGGCTGCGCAGCCGACCGAGGCGAGCGACGCGACGTTCGACATGCAGAGCAAGCTGCTAGACGCGCGCAATTGGCTGAAGCGGTTGGCTGAGGGCAAGCGGCGCGTGCTCGGCCTCGGTGAGCCGGAGCAGGGTATCGTCATCACCTACGCCGAGTTCGAGCGGCTGTACGACGGGCTGCGGCATGGCATCGAGGACCGCGAGGTTGGAGTCGCGACGGCCAAGCAGATACTGGAAGAGTATCGGGCGGAGTTGCGCGGCACCAAGCCGGGGGTGCCGTTCTGATGGCTTCCGAACAGACCGACGAGAACTACCTCGCCTCGCTCAACAGCGCCGAGTGGTTCGTCATCATCAGCCGGGCCAATCTCGGCTTCCGCTACGGCCCTTACACTGGCCCCGAGGCTGGCGCGATTATGCAGCAGTGCCAGCTTGAGGGCATCCCCTGCCTGCTGTCCGCCAACTGCGGTCGCGAGTTCGACTGGGACGTGGCTCGCGATTTTGGGCGCGGGCAGCCTGCGGACTGGAAGCCGATGGAGGATGCGCCGCAGGACGGCAGCACCATCATGGTCGACGTCGGCGGAGTCGAGACGCGCGCCGTGTGGTGGCACTCGTGGGAGTGGTGGCGCGAACTGAACGAGGATGGTTCAGTCGGTAAGCCGGTCGAGCCGGTGCGCTGGCGGGCGCTCTCCGAAGAGGAGAAAGCTCGTGGCTGAGCGGCCCCGCATCCGCTCCGACCCGTCGCGCATCGCCATGATCGAAGCGACACAAGCTGAGTACCGGCGCCTAGCCGAGCTGCTCGCACCGCACATGGTCCGGATCGAAGATCCCGAGATGCGGGCCGTCAACGTGGCGCAGAACGTCCTGCGCGACGCCGTCACCGTCGTGATGAACGAGATGATCCCGTACACCCACACGACGGTGCTCGAGCTTGCTTTCCGGCTCGCCAGCTATGCGCTCAGCGCGGCTCCGCTTGAGGACCAGGACGAGATCGTCGCGGCCTTTGTCAGCAACTTCGCTGACGTTCACTTGCAACGCACCTCGCAGGGCCAAGTCATCACGTCGGAATGGCGGATGCACGACGGGCGCGAGATGCCGAACTTCCCGAAGGAGGGTGATCATGCCTGAGGGCGCGTCATTTAGGTACCAAGCTCCCAAGCAGTTCGCTCGGCATCTCGCGAAGCAGCCGAACCAGCATGTCCATTTCCAGCGGCGACTCTCGCAAACTCGGGCGCAGCATGACGGCCTTCGCGATGGTCAGCTTCATCCAATTGTCGAGCACGTACCCGACCATCTTTTGCGCAAGCCCTTTGTCTCCAATGTGCTGAAGCGCCTCGGCTTGCTCAGCGATGATAGTCGACGCTTGGGAGATCACGTCAGCAATGGCGACGAAGCGATCTTCCCAAGCAGCGTCGATGCTGACGACTTCGCCCATATCACCTTGCCCCCGCAGATTCGGCGGGTGTCTTCCTCTGCTTTGGGAGCGGCGAGTGCAAGCCGGGAGGTGAGCCGTGGCTGATAACCACTCCAACGCCGCCGCAGCCGAGCAGCACGTCAAGCGGATCATCGGCCCCACCATCCTCATGGGTGACGGCGCGTACTTCGACTACGAGGCCGATCATGCGCACGGCATGACGATCGAGGATTACGCCTGGGGTCTTGCGAGCACCAACCGCTTCCGCGGCCAGACGCGGCTTCGCACCTACAACGGCATCGGGAGGCGCTGCCTCTACAACGTCGCGCAGCATGTTGTCTGGCTCACCTGGCACATGATGGATGATGGCTGCTCCGACGAGCAGGCGTTTGAAGGTCTCATGCATGAGAGCGACGAGGTGCCTTGGGGCGACTTCCCGGGACCGGCGAAGGGGTTGCTGGGCGAGCAGGCAGCGACGGTGGTCAAAGCCAACGGCGACGCAATCGACCGGCACTTTGGGGTCACCCACAACCACAAGGCTCTAGTGAAGCAGTACGACATACGGATGCTCGCGACCGAAAAGCGAGACCTGATGCCGCACTCTGGCGTCGACCGCTGGGAGTGGACGAAGGGCTACGAGCCATTCCCCTCGCAGATCGAGCCTTGGTCTGCAGAGGCGTCGGCTGACGAGTTCCAAGCGCTCTATCGCGAACTCACCCGTAGGCTGGGGAGGGCGGCGCATGACTGAGCAATCCGCCGAGTACCTCATCCGCAAGGGCGGCGCCTACTATCGTCCGAACGCAGAGGGCTACACGAACGATCGACGCCGCGCTGGCCGCTTCACGCTGGCGGAGGCGATCTCCCACTCGCATCCAAATGGACCGGACGGCCCTCGCGACGGGATCACTTACGAGGCCGCTCCCGCGGTCGGGGGCAGGGTCACCTTCTGCGGCAAGCAGATCATGATCGACGGCAAGCACCTCGCGGACGCGGCTTCGCCTGAGGCTGCCGAGGCGATCGCCATCTGCCTCAACCATGCCGACCCGGCTGCGGTCGACGAGGGCACATGGCTTCGCGGCGATGATCTCGTCAAGGTGGAGGCGCTGTTCGCATGATGCAGCTTGATCTCTTCGCCCCGCCCGCACCATCACCAGTTGCTCCGGTCGCTTACCAGCCTCGCCCCCGCGCCGAAGTGCATACTCGGGCCTTCAGCCATGACGGCATGATCACGGTCTATTGCGATGAGCCTGAGCCGATTGACCTAGTCGTGCGGGGCGTACCTTGCGTCGTCAGCGCAGGCTTCAGCACCCATGCCGTAAGCGCTCCGGGATCGCTGTTTTGGAGCGAGACTGGCTTTCGATCCTTTGGGTACAACACCATGGACCCGGGCGAGATCGCGGATCGCATCTGCGCATACATCGATGCGCCGGTGAAGGCCTACGGTTGCGGCGGTAAGCTGGAGCGCTGGTGGCCGTTCTACGTGCTGCAATGGCGTCAGTCGCTTGGCTTTGAAATCGAGATGACCAAGCGCGACGGTCGCGAGGGTGTGTGGGCCCAATGGGGTCAGGAGGCCTGGGCCGATCACTGGCGCCGTCACGATAGCAAACTTGCTGAGGCCGTGGAGCGCATGCGGGCTGAGGGGATCGATCCAAACGAGGTCGGACCGCCGCGAGGGTTCAAAGGCAAGTGGCCGAAGATCGAGGCAATGGCATGACCGCCGACGACATCCTGGCCGCTCTCATCGCAGCTGCCGGCGACGCCATCTTTGCCACCGAACTTGCGATGTCAGGTGGCGAGCGTCGTTGCGACTTCTGGACGATCAGCCCAAACGGCTCGGCAGGCTTCAAGGCGATTGCCCACGAGATCAAGGTTTCACGCGCCGACTTCCGCCGCGATCACGCCTTCAAACAGCGTGAGGCCCGGCTGTTCTCGGACCAATTCTACTACGTGACGCCCGCCGGGCTGGTGAAGCGCGACGAGGTGCCGGACTGGGCGGGGCTGATCGAGTTCGACGGCACGGTACTCACCAAGGTCGTGCACGCGCCGCTCCGCGACAAGGACGGACCCACCTGGCAGTTCGTCGTCTCGCTCATCCGGAACAGCGGCAAGGTCAACCGCGACACCGATCTGCTCAAGCAACGCGTCAGGCTCGCGGAGCGCACAATCAGCAAGGTTAAGGCAGCGCTCAAGCAGCGCGGAATGCAGCCTTGGGAGTTCGGGATCAACTCATGACCGACTATCACACCTTCCTTGAGGCAAAGGCACCGCTAGCGCAGTCGGCCGGTCTCCCGTGCTCGCTTGACGACATCCCCACGCACCTTGTCACCGGCGAGGAGATCAAGCCTCACCAGCGCGCGATCGTCCAGTGGGCAATCGAAGGTGGCCGGCGCGCACTGTTTGAGGCGTTCGGCTTGGGCAAGTCGATCCAGCAGCTGCTCATCTGCGACATCATCGTTCGCCTGGTCAGCTTCGGTGCGCTCGGTCTGATCGTCGCGCCGCTAGGCGTGCGTCGTGAGTTCATAGCGGATGCGGCCAAGCTCGGTCTCAAGCTGCACTTCGTTCGTTGTGACGCCGAGATCGACGCCATCATCGCCGCTGGCGATCCGGCCGACACCCACCTGTTTCTTACAAACTACGAGAGCGTGCGCGACGGCAAGATCGACGTCAGCCGCTTCACGGTGGCAAGCCTAGACGAAGCGAGCGTGTTGCGCAGCTACGGCTCCAAGACGTTCCAGGAGTTCCTGCCGCTGTTCGAGCAGGTGCCGTACCGCTTCGTTGCTACCGCCACGCCCAGCCCAAACCGGTACAAGGAGCTGATCCACTACGCCGGCTTCCTCGGCGTCATGGACACCGGCCAGGCGCTCACCCGTTTCTTCTCCCGCAATAGCGAGAAGGCGAACGACCTCACCCTCTACCCACACAAGGAAGATGAGTTCTGGCTGTGGATGAACAGTTGGGCGGTGTTCCTGCAGCGGCCCAGCGATCTCGGCTTCAGCGATGAGGGCTACGATCTGCCGAAGGTGATCGTCCGCTGGCACGAGGTGAAGACCGACATCGCTGGCGGCACCGAGACGGATAACTTCGGCCAGGCCGCGCTCTTTCGAGACAAGGCTGTCGGTGTGGTCGGCGCCAGCCGCGAGAAGCGGCGCACCCTCGACGCCCGCGTTGCCAAGGTCGCCGAGATCATGGCCGAGGACCCCGATGATCACTTCCTGCTGTGGCACGATCTGGAGGACGAGCGCCGGGCACTTGAGAAGCTCGAGGGCGTAGAGGCGGTGTTCGGCTCCCAGGACCTAGACGACCGGGAGGAGATCGTGCGCCGGTTCGCTGACGGTGAGCTAGCCCGGCTCGCGGCGAAACCGATCATGCTGGGCAGCGGCTCCAACCTGCAGCGTCATTGCCACCGCGCGATCTTCGCTGGCGTAGGCTTCAAGTTCAACGACTTCATCCAAGCGATCCACCGCATCTACCGGTTCCTGCAACCGGGTCAGGTCGTGATCGACATAATCTACGCCGAGACCGAGGACCAGGTGCGGCGCGAACTACTCGCTAAATGGCAGCGCGACGATCAGATGAAGGCCCGCATGTCGGAGATCATCCGCAAGTACGGCCTCAACCATGCCGCCGCTGCCGAAGCCATGAAGAGGAGCATCGGAGTGGACCGCACCGAAATGACCGGCGCCGGGTGGAAGCTCGCGCACAACGACTGCGTCGAGGAAGCGAAGCTGCTTGAGGAAGGCTCGCTGGATCTGATCGTCACATCGATCCCGTTTAGCAACCACTACGAGTACACGCCCAGCTACAATGACTTCGGGCATACCGACGATGACGCGCACTTCTTCGCACAGATGGACTTCCTCACGCCGGCACTGCTGCGTGCGCTCGCGCCCGGCCGGATGTCGTGCATACACGTCAAAGACCGGATCCTGTTCGGCAACGTGACGGGGGAGGGCGTGCCCACGGTGAACCCGTTCCACGCCAAGTGCATCAGCCACTATCTGGAGCACGGCTTTCAGTACATGGGCATGATCCACGTCAACACCGACGTGGTGCGGGAAAACAACCAGACCTACCGGCTTTCCTACAGCGAGATGCTGAAGGACGGCACGAAGATGGGCGTTGGCTCGCCCGAATATGTGCTCCTGATGAGGAAGCCGCAGAGCGACCGGAGCCGCGGCTATGCCGACAAGCCGGTGCGCAAGGTGGCGGACGAGTACAGCCTAGCCAAGTGGCAGATCGACGCGCACGCCTTCTGGCGCTCGAGCGGCGAGCGGCTCGCGATGCCGGCCGAACTCGGCGATGCTGCCGCGCACTATGGCGAGATGGGCGTCGGTTCGTTGGTGAAAGCCTTTATGGAAGGCACGCGCGGCCTGATCTACGACTTCGCCGCCCACGTAGCGATCGGCGAGCATATTGAGGCGCGCGAGACGAACGACACCCGCGGGCATCTGCCGCGCACGTTCATGAGCCTAGCGCCCGGCGCGCACGATCCTGACACCTGGGACGATGTCGTGCGTATGCGGACGCTCAACGCCGAGCAAGTAGCGAAAGGCCGCGAGAAGCACGTCTGCCCGCTGCAGTTCGACATCGTGGATCGACTGATTGACCGGTTCAGCATGGAGGGCGAGCTAGTCTACGATCCCTTCTGCGGGCTCGGCACTGTCCCGATGCGCGCGGTGCTCAAGAAGCGGCGGGGGCAGGGCAGTGAACTCAACCCGGACTACTTCGCGCACAGTGTGCGGTACCTGCAGGAAGCGGAGCGCCAGGCGGCCGTGCCGACGCTGTTCGGCTTGCTGGGGCTGGATGACGCCGCATGACAGCGAAGCGCCGCCTCGTACCATTGACTGAGTTGAAGGAGTTGTTCGACTTCCTCCGCCAGGAAGGCTTCGATCCAGCCGCTTGCTCCGTTGACATCCGCGCCGATGGCGTGGCTGTCTCACCCCCGGCCACGACTCCGGGGAACGCCTATGACGCATGGAAGGCGAAGGACAAGAATCGTGACCGGCCTGCACGTAGTCAGTAAGCGTCTCGCCACCGGCCGTCGCTGGTTCGTCTATGCTTGGCGTGGCGGCCCCTGCATCCACAAGCAGGATGGCGAGGAGAAGCCGGTCATCACGCGCGAGATCCTCGACGCGCAGTACCGTGCCCAGCAGGACACAATAGGACGCGCACCGGAGGACGTCGACTGGCTCATCAAGGCGTATGAGGCGAGCCCGAAGTACATCAACACCAAGCCCTCGACCAAGAAGGACTACCGGCTCTGGCTGACCCGGATCTCGAAGCGGTTCGGCACGACTCCGGTGGACGCCTTCTGCGACTGGCGGATGCGAGGCGATGTAATCGAGTGGCGCGACGAGTGGGCGCACATGCCCCGGACCGCTGACAAGGCGGTGGTGATGATGGTGACCCTGCTGAACTGGGGTGTGGAGAACGGCAAGCTCGAGCGGCACTTCTGCCATGGCATCGGCCTGCTTCACTCCGCCGACCGTTCCGAGCAAATCTGGGAAGATCGTCACTGGACGGCAGTCGAGAAGGAAGAGGACTTCCCGGCCCACGTCATGACAGCGCTGAGGCTTGCTCGCCTGACCGGCCTGCGCCTGGGCGATCTTGTGGCGCTGGAGTGGAAGCAGGTGTTCGACAAGCAGATCACTGTCGAGCGCACCCGCAAACGCGGCGGCAGGGCCGTGATCCCGATCTTCCCCGAACTGCGCAAGCTGCTCGCCGAGATCGGACGCAAGGACGAGGGCACCGTGCTGCTGAACAGCCGGAAGCAACCATGGACAGCGAGTGGCTTAGAGACGGTATGGCAGCGAAAGCAGCCGAAGGGCTTCGATCGCACGCTCCACGACTTGCGAGGCACCTTCGTCACGTTCCTGGCGGTGAAGGGGCTGACCGACGAGCAGATTGCTCGGATCGTGGGCTGGACGGCCGAGAAGGTGGGCGAAATCCGCGCGCGCTACGTCGACGAAGCGCGGGTCGTCGTATCCCTCGTCGAGCGTCTTTCAGGGTAG